TGTCTGCGTCCGTGCTGGTCTTCAAGTTAGTTGCCCTTGGGCTAGACTTGGCTCCTAAAACAGCAGACTGACCATTGAGCTTTTCGGCAAGTGCTTTTCCTTTGGGCAACCACGCAAGTACATCAAGAGGATTGATGAGCGACTTATCTTCGGCATATTGAGCCGGCGAAATGTCGCGTACTTCTTCGGGCAGGGCTTTCAGTTCCACTTTGACAATTTCAGCAACACTAGATCTGTAAGAATCCAGCTCGCTCTGCAAATTGCCTAGTTTCGGTTCGAGTTCGTCAATCTTGGCTTTGCGATCATCAGCCAGCTTTTGAAACTCGCCTTGCTTAGCAGCCTCAGCCTCAAGTCGTTCCTTGTCTTCTTTGTCCTTAGCCGCCTTCGCCTTTGCCTTTTCCTCTTCACGAGTTTTCGCAGCGATGCGGTTAAGATCATCTTGCGTGAATTTCTTATCGGCGTCCTGACTTTTTGAGGTGTCAGTATCCTTGCCCTTAGCGGAGTCGTCGGTGTTTTTGCCCTCTTCCTCAGAGGTTTTGTCTGACTTAGCGTCGGTGTTTTCTTCTGCCATTACTTTCCCAAACTAATCGCCATTACAAACTTTCAACGAAGGTGTGTCACGAGAACATTGGTCAACGGCCTTTCGTGCCACCGCGTCACCAGCACGTTCAACTGAGCGGCCGGCCTCTCTGGCTACTGGGCATGGTGCTTGTTTTAACGCTGCACCGGCCAGCCCCAAAGCATGCCCCGCAGAAACGGCAGCAGTTCGGGCCATGTTGGTGTAATGATCTGTAGCAGTCTTTTTGCTCATCATGTCTCCCTTGCGTTAGTACTGTTTCGGCACGTCGATTAAGAATACACACTATCGGTCAGTTTGCAAACAAGTTTTTATTCACTCGCCGCTGATTGCACTACCTCGTTATACAAGCCTAGGTCATAACACTTCTGCGTAAACTGCCTGCACATCTGTCCAAGCGCGTAGCAGAATCGTTCCTCGGGACCGTCTAAATCCAATGTGTTTTTGCGTCCATTGTGCGTAAATTGCTTGTCCATTACTTGATGCAGCGGCAACTTGCGGCGATCAGCAAAGGCAAATGCTGCATGGGTAAATTCATGGGAGACTACCTCAATGCCAATCTCTGCTTCGTAAAAGTTTGCCTCTGCAAATAGACCTGTCTTGCGCATTGTTTGCTTCCTGCCTTTGCGCTTAGGTTGAACAACATACGACTCACGCCCGCCGCAACTGGCAACGGTCTTTGGATCAAGTGGCAGATGCCGATGCATGGCCTCGCGAGTGGGCCAGATATTTACTTCACAGTAGAGAAACGAGCGCTCAGGGTAGACGCGAAAGGAGATTGGCTTGATTAATTGTTTTGCCATGGAAACAGGCCCAACGCGTGAAACTTCATCATAATCGCTCGCGCCATCTTGCCCTGCACTTCAGCGATCACTTCCTCGTTATCCGTCTTGGGACGAGACTTTCCTTCGTAGGTTAACTTTGAGAAGTCCATTCCCAGCCTGCGAAACAGTGAGGCTACTGCGTGAAAGGTTTCATGGGTAACCGCTTCGATGCCAGCGTCGGCGCCGACCTTACGTTTGTGAAAGTGAATTTCACCAACGATGGGATTCTTCCGCTTACGGGTCTTATCAGCGTATTCATCGTAGGAAAAGGTATGTGCATCGCAAGAGCTTCTAGGCAGCCCCAATTTAGGGCGATTATCCAGCATCTCCTTCTTAGTGGCCCATACATAGACCATGAAGTACAGTGACGATCAGCCGTTCCGGCCATATGCAGCATACACGCGGAACCGAGCTATAGGCTTCGGTTTGCTCATTGAACCAGTTCACTATCGCCATTGGGCTTGGCGGGCGGCAATAGCGCTGCTGCCTTCCGGCGCTCGCTCTCACGCTCACTCAGTATCGTCGCACGTTCATCTTCCGGCACTCCAGCTACTTCCAGCACCTTCTCGTCATTGAATATCCCCTGTGCCTTCTTAGCGTTGTCCAGCCGCTTGCCTGTTAGCGTGATCGTGTCGTCTTCGGTCATGGGAATCAATGGACGCGGCATGATTGCCATGTTGAGTTCGCCACGTGCGTAGGAGTCGAGACCAAACGGGGAGAACTTAGCTTGTGCAGCAGTGCGCAGTCGCCAGCCTTCGCGGTTCTCCTGATAGCGAAACCCGCCAATTGCTGCTGCCATCTGAAACAGCTTGATTGACTGCGTGTCATAGTTGCTGCTGACTTCCAAGACACGCGAGTAGACGTCGCCCATCATGCGAGCCGCTCCGGGCCCGGTAACCTCGCTCATTTTGCGTAGCTCCTGATACATGCCAAGCTCAGGAAAGTCGTGCTCAATCTCGGTCAGCAGATGATCCATTGCCGGAATGGCCTGCTCAGGTTGTAGATTGCCTGTTAGGGGCACCCATGATGCGCCTTTGGGTGCATGCATCAGTAGTCGGCGCAGCGTTCTGAGCGTGAACGTGGCAGCGGGCGAGGCAAACTCGTCCACCGTCGCTGCTCGGGTAGCCTTGATTGCGTTAGCCTGCTCGCCAACCTTGCCTATCTTGCCATCGCTGCTGATTATGCCCGGTGAGTCAATCAGCAGGTCAATCTGATCGTTACTGTGCGAGGCTAGCCCATTCAGCTCGTCAATCTTACCGATGCTACCGCTAATTGCCGGAGCGCCGTACAAACCCTCGCCATCCACGCCCCAACCTTCGTCAATGTGTTTGCACCAGACAGCGGGTACGAAGCCGTAAGGGTTGTCCTCCTGCGAGGTTACCTCATCGTCACGGTACTCGGTGAATGCGTCCTGACTGACTTCCTTGCGATAGGTGTAAGTGTCGCCTGCTTCGTCAGTGGCTTGATACTCCAGCGCGTAGAACTTGACGTTGCCAACGTCATCCAGCACAAGGCTTGGACCGTCGTCTAGTGCCCTGTCGCCTAGCAGCCCCGGCCAGCGTACTGCTGTGGTGATCTTGCCGCGCGCTACGTTGTCCACGACTTCGACTAAGCACGAGCCAGTTGCGCCACCGTAGCGCACCATCAGCTTGTTGTTGGACTGCCAGTTGGACCACTGCCAGAACTGCGCGATGGCAAGCTTGAGCGCCTCATCAGTGTCGTCCGAGAACGGGATGGCAATCGCTACCCCGTCAGGTAGTTTTGTTGCGTCTTCACTGAGCACGCCGGGATAGACCTGGGCCACGTAAAAGTTGACCAGACGGCGTGTGGGATTGTAAATCGAGCGAATGTTGCGGTAGAGGGTGTAGTTGCTGCGATAGTTGGCCCACGCGGCAAGGTTGTCGAACACCGAGTTATCGTAATAGGACCACAGCAGGTTGAGCCGCGCGCGAATGCTGTCGGCTGAGTCAGTCTCGCGAGGCCCACGCCAAGCGGCTATTGCTGCCCGTGCTGCCATGCTGAGCCTGTTCCAGATAGTTGCCACACGCTAAGTCTCGTAAACCTCTTTGAACTCTCCTAACGATAGTGAGTCGTCAATGATGACGGGCACCGCGCCTAGACGAACTTCAAACACGGCGCGAGTTGGCCCATCCGCCACTGGGAACAACGACATCGTGACGCGGCTGGCTCTAACGGCCTTTAGCGGTGGGCCGTACTTGGCTTTAATGCCCTGAGAGATGTCAGCAAATTCAGCCGGCGATAACTCGTACTGCTGTGTACCGTTGAATACCGTCATGTTCATCATCGTCCTCGATAGTCGTCAATGTCCAGTGCTACATCTTGGTCCAAGTCCTCAATCTCCTTAATCGACGCTGCCCGGTATGCCAGCGCTCCCGCAACGAATGAATCGGGCGGATGACCGGACCCGCCCAAATCATCATTAGTGCAATACCGATGCTCACCTTCGCAGTATCGTATCTTGGGAGACTTTATAACGCCACCTTCAAGTGCCGCAATGTACGCTGTGAACACGTCGCCCCTTCGTTGTCCCGTAAGGATTACGCCCTCTGCTATCACTGACTTGTAGTCGTCTGGTGCGTCACCAATCCCCGTCGCGTCATGACACGCTGGTCCGTTGTATTTTGTAACCTGAGCATCAAACTTTGCCACCATCATCGGCCACGGCAGCCTGCCTGTCCGAGTCCAGCAAACCCTGATCATTGGCCGGGTATCCGTTCTGAGTGTGTCAATGATCGTGAAGTTCTTTTTCTTTGCCCAATCGCAGCCCGTCGCGTAAGATGCTCCTGGAACTGGTTCCTCAATAGTCACAGTCTCACCTAGTGTGCCAGGGAAGACGCCCAGCTCCTTATCGAAGCATAGATCAACCTTCTCTGGCAGAATTGCTCTGTCTTCAGGACTGGGTTCTTGAAGGTCATATTCAGCCTTCCACATGGATGCTGTGACTTCGCCCCTTTTGCTTTCGATCTCCTCTTGGGTAAGCCATCCATTAGGTTCGGCTGATGTTTCCTTGTAGCACCACTCGTAAACAGGCCAGCCATTTTCCTCTGCCCGTTTGAGCACTTCAGTAAAAGTTGCATCAGGATAGTGATGCGTTGAACTCATTACCGTCTGCTTTGCAATGCCACGCGCGCCCATAGGCTGACCCATTGCGGCATCAAGGATAAGCAACTCCATTTCGTCAACCTCATCAAGTCGCATACGCTGGGGATGTGGACCTCGCGCGGACTTGGAAGACGCCATCAGTGCGGTGACACGTCCGCCACTCGAATAAAGCGTTCGTCTTTGGGTGTTTTCTTCATCACCTGAGAGTTTTTGAAGATACTCCAGTACTCTCAACGCCTGCTCACCCGAACCGCCTAAAATCGTCACATCAGCAGCAAGTGTTACTGCCTCACAGTGACCAAGTAGCGCCAGTAAATACGACTTGCCCCCCAAGCCGCGACTTGCTTTCCAAACTGTCACACCTGAGCGAGCAAAGTAAGCGTCAGCAAAAGCTCTAAATGGCGTTGCGTGTTCTGGGCATACTTGAGTATCAGGAAGACGAACCGCAAACCGTTCAAACAGAAAGCGCTTTAACTCTTCGTCATTTGTGGGAAGTGGGAGAGCTTGGTGAGAATCGGATATTTCGATGTATCCCTGGTCCGGATCCTCAAGGTAGGCCACGGCATTGAAAGCGGCTCCAATTCGGCGGGCTATCTCCTGCTGGTTTTCCATCTGGGATTAGTGTAGCAACTCAGAGATTTGCGGGATGTGGGGTTTCAATAAGTCAATCGCGCCCGAACGATCCACGCCGGCCTCTTTCATGGTCTGCTCAACGGCAATCTCAGCCCTCTTTCGTGCATCTTTAATCTCAACATCAAAGCGTTCGCGATAACGTTCCGGTCGACGTGCCTTGAGCGCCACGATTAACAAAACGTCGGACTTCTCTTGGACATGCCCGACGATCGCCCCCTTGTAGAAAACCGGCTTTTTGGTGCCCACAACAGAGCGCCTTCTGGCCTCGTCTTCATAGACATCAGTTCCGGACTCGTACGCGTCTTCCCATGCGATAGCGAAGTCCTTGTCGGATTGGCGCAGGGCATAAACCGCTTGGCGGCTCACGCCTATCTTCCCCGCCGAAGCGCTTACGCTCCATCCTTCTCGAAGATGCGCCAGAAATCTCTCTCTTTTTATTGATGTCAACTTTGACAAGCACGCCCACCTACGGCACTGAGGATTTAGTGACACCAGTCATTTTGACAACTAACCTTGTAATCATCGGACTGAGCACGGCAATCCACATCGCCTTCGTCTCCGATGACATCGACGCATTGCCGCCACAGCGCGTACGCATTGTCCTCGCAAGCCTGACAGTTAACGGTGCCCTCAAATTCATCACTCACAGAGGTTGTTAGATTGGAGGCAACAAGCATTTCGGCTCGCGAATCACGACAACTACCTCCGTGGCACATGATCAAGCAACACTCGTATTCAGACTGACAAATGGACAGGCATTCGGCGTTTCCGTTGCACGCGGTTTGGCACGCATTGCGATCTGTGATGCAGTGCGCGCAGCCCGTAGCACCAACAGTGTTTGCGGTGTGGACTCCAATTGGAGCAAGGAGTACAACCAGAGCAAGGAGCATTAAAGCAAGACTTCGTTTAACCATTTTTCATTCTCCCTTATCATCAAGAGTTAACTACTTCACGTTGACCATTACGGTCTCAGATCCACATGGACCCGAAACAGTAACATTTCCTGACTTCTTCTTAGTCTGCAACTGAAACTCTGCAATCATACTCGTTGAACCAGGAGTAACGGGTTTCGACGCGGGGCTCACGATGATTTGACCCGTTGCAGACGTCACCCTGATTGTTGATGGTTCTGTTAATCCAGAAAGGTTTACAACCAGTTTGCCTGAGCCCCACTGGCTCAAGACTGGTGGAATGGTGCTAACAGTCATTGTGCAAGGTACTGGCACGGGCGTGGGCGTAGGCTCTGGTGTTGGTTGTGGCGAAGGCGATATTCCGGGCTCGGTCTGCGTCAACCGCTCCCAAACACTACCAGCCCACTTGTACCAAAAACCGTCAGTGCCTAAGACGTATACAGCTCCCGACTGGTATTTATAGATCGATCCCTCCCCGCCCCCCATTTGCACGCCCTCACGGAGCGTCTGCCGTGCGGTGCCAATCGTCCAAGTACCTCGTGCGGCATCAACTATGGTGGTTGCCTTGGTACCGTCAGCGCTCGGCTCAGGAAGTGGACCCGGAGTCGGCGCGGGTGTCGGAACGGGCGTAGGAGTTGGTGTAGGTATAGGCGACGGAGCAGGGGCACTTGAACCCAAAGCCGCAATTATTGCCGCGAAATCTGCTCCTTTACCTGCATAAGCTGGCGCTACCTCAAACTTTGTGAAGTCGCTGAACACCTCTGCAAGTGTTTGGGGGAATATGTTTCCCTCTGGATATAGAGACTCGACATTACCCGGTGCGTTCACTTCCTTCGCCATCACATTGTCAGTGATTACACCACTAGGGAAGTAGAAACTGATGGCCGGATTGCCAATGCCAACGCCGCTGCCGAAGATGCCGTATTCATTATGCCGGGAGATGTTGTTGCGATAAACGAATCGGGTGTTGGAAGCATAGTCTGTGGCGATAATGTGATTTGTCTGAATTGCCGTGTTGCGCTCAATGGTGACATCTTCGGTCTTGTTAATGACGGTCGCGAAAGCTCCGTTACTTGCAAAGCGCGAACCGTCAATTTCCCAAATATTGTTTACTACCCGCACACGCCGTAATCGCGTTTCAGTTGGCGCCGGTGGCTCATCCGCCCCAAGGAGAATCACTCCTGATCCAATTTTGCGCACGATATTATTGCTGAATGTGACATCTTCTATCACCGCCCACACACCTGAGTCGCTCGGTCGCGGGGTAAAGGCGATAGCTCGGCCGGCTTGCGCGTCGGTCCAGTTTCCCTCAAACACGTTGCCGTCAATCACTACGTTGCGCGCGTTCTTTAACTCGAACAGGTTCTTTACTGTCCAGTGAATTCCCGCATACGACGGATCATTCGCGTACCAAGACAAGGGTTTCACTACGTAGTTGCGCCGAAACTGGATTCCTGTAGGCACAAGGTTGGGCACTGTCGCCTCTGCCCCGCCGAACATGACATTCTCACCGGCGCCTTCCAAGTAATTGCCGATGATGTTGTATGGCCCCGGCCCATTCCACCCGCCAATCGCCTGAGTGTCATACCCTCGCCCATGAATATCAGTGATCCATGAGTTTGTAATGTCGGTGGATGCGGAATTGAGCGCTACCCCGCGCTGAACTTCCTGTGTCGTACCGGCATGAATCCATGACTTGTCAATTACCAAGTCGTGAGGAACTTCATCAACTGTATCTTGCGGTGCACCGTGCGTTCCGAACTCAACGATCCGTGTTGCTTGACCATCAACTGGGGCAAGGTCTAATCCAAGTAGCTTGTAGTGATGCGCACCGGGTGCGGTTTGAAACGTCGGCTCTGTGCTGAAAAACGGTCTAATCCGAGCCATCAAGGCCGCAACCCCGGCCGTTGGGCGTTGAGAGTAGAAGTCCCTGGTTGGTATGTCTGCGTAGCGAGATGATTCGATGGTAATGTAATTTGTGCCAGACTTCACTGGCAGGACACACGAGCAAGAGTAAAGCCCGCCAGCTTCCAGAATGATGCGATCACCTGATTGCGCCTTGTTGATTGCTTCTTGCAGATTGCCGCCTGATGCGACCCTGATCTCAGACGCAGAGACTGGAAACGCAAGAAAAACGAGTATTACAAGAGAAGGAATCGCTGTGATTAGTTTGTGAAAAGTTGTCACGGGGCTGGATTGTATTACTTTGTTGCAATTCTGTCTAAAGATTTGTTGCCCGGACGCAACTTACGTTCGGCTAGCACTGCGCGGGCTTTAACTAGGTTAGCTAACATCCGTTTGCGCATCTTCGGATTGGCCCACAATCGGTTCATTCGTTCGGTGTAAGCTCGGTGCATTTAATTAATCCCTCCACGCCCCGTTGTGGCCTATTTCATTCTGACGCTCTGGGCTTATCAACCTCGCTGTAGCTTATCCCATGCGCGTCCAGTAGTCCCTTAAGTCGTTTCATCTGATATTCATGCAACGTGAGGCGAGTCGCCTGTTGGGCGTTCAATCTGCGCTCATCTTCCAGGTCCAACATTACATCCGTAGCCTTGCGTTCCCAATGCTCACACTGGCTACGTAGCCTCTCAGCCCCGGCAATTGCCTGTGTTGCAGCCTGAATCAACGATACGTCAGTGCTCACACTAACCTGTCTTGTCTCAGCATTGAGCTTGGCGATTTCAGCAGGCTCCCTGCGTCGGCGTGTCAGCCAGCCGCCTATCCATCCAAGGGATGATGCAAGCACAAACCAGAACACTTGTACCAGGCTGTGAGGAATGACAGGGGATTCGAGTTGCATGGGCGGATCATCGAAGTACCTGATTCAATTGCTGTAATGCTTGGGCCAATTCTTGGTCTTTCCGCTCGTCTTCCTTGCGATCCTTAATAACCAGCGACATAGACCGCTTAGCCCAACGTCGCGGATTCTTGGACCGAGGGAAGATCGGGGTGCCGTACTCTGCGGACTCCTTCGGCGCGCAACGATTATGGGCCACGGGTTTGTAGCCGTCAAACTCATCAATGCAAGCCAAATCTGCCTGCTCGGGAGTATCGTAGACGCCCCCGTTCTCAAACCATGAGAAAATTGTGGTCACGCGCCCTTTGTCATCGGCAGTGACGCTCGCCTGTTTGGATCGCGGAATGCGAAAGTACTTAAAAGAGAAGCGCTGAAAAGAGACGTAGACGTGATCATAGAATGCATGCACCCACCACGGCTCTTGTGGGTCTGGACGATCCTTCCACTGAATGAGCAGATATTGATCATCCGTGATTGGTTGGGATCGTCGCTCCGGTTGCATTAGGGTGTTCCTTCAGGTGGCGGGTTGACTGGTTTATCACCGGGTTGGTCTACATCGCCTGTGGGTTTCGGCTTAGGTGCTGGCGCGGGCGGATGACTGGGCTGTGTTGGCTGTTGCGGCTTGTCTCTATCAGGCTTGTCAGGCTTGTTTCTGCTCATATAACTCCTTGTGTTCTCGCCCTCTAGTGTAGGGTTCTTGTTGGAAATTTCTCTCGTGACTCAATGAACCTCAGTGACATGGAAGCCGACTGGCGCTTACCGGCAACTTGTTTCGGATCGCTCATTACTTCACGTAGCCCATCAATTAACTCTTGCAGCTCGTTATTCGTAATTCGGCCTTTCCCGGTCACACTCGCAATGTACTTCTCAGCTAACTCTGTCAGCCGTTCTGATGTCGGGTTGGTCGCTATCTTAATCGCGTCCAACGAAGTTCTCAACCACCATTCTGCAAGGGGTTTGACATCCTTCTTTAACTCAACTACGTCCCAAAAGAGTTTCGTTACCGCAAAGATTATTGCCAATATAACTGCTGTGGCAATCGATTGGACTAGGCTTTGCCAGTTCACTCGCCTTCACGACCCTCAGCAAGTATTGCCACAATAATAATTGCGCCACCGCGCTGCGAGTCTCGGTTCAGCATGATTCTCGCCGGCTTATCTACTCCGCTCTTGTGGCGAATTGCCAATCCGCGCATCGGTCGAAGACTCGGGTTAACGATGTAGCCCTGCGCTAATTGTGGATGTATCGCTTTAGACGCATCAGGAACCAGGATCTCAACCAATTGACCGATTAGCTCCGCCCGATCATAGCCGGAGACCCGTTCAGTTTCTCGGTTGACCAGCCTAATGACGCGTTTCTCGTCGCAAACTACTATGCCAATCGGCTGAGCTTCAAAGACGGTCGCCGTACTTTGCAGATAATCTTCAATGCCAAGTTTGGGCGCGATTACCTGTTCAAGCCGTCGTGAAATGCGCCGTACCTGGATGAGCACGTATATTGCAACAGCCATCCCAAGTACGGTGGCAGAGTTTGCGAGTACATTAAATCCTTCAATAAATGGCTCGGTCATAATGGGGGTTAGTTGTCGTTCAACTGAGATTAATCGCAGCGTCTCAAGGCCCGTGCAGAACTCGGTGTTTCCCCAAACAAGGACTTCCCACATTACCCCGAGACGCTGCTACTTGATACCGCCTCCCTAACGGCCCCTAACAGTGTGTTCAAAGCGGGTATAAACACACTGCCTTAGTTAGAGAGGCGGCAACTTGATTAGATAGGCGGTGCTGCCGGAGTGTTGCGCGCAACGGCATCCGCCAGCTTGTCTTTTTGAGCCTTGAAGTCCGCTGCAAACTTAGCAACGTTGGAATCGTCGCTGAGGTTATCAGCAGCAATAGCAGCCGCCAGCCTTGAATCGAAGCCGTCCAGCAACGCAATGGCAGAATCGGCCACCGTGGTTAGATCGGCAACTTCGGTTACGAGTGGTGAAAAATCAGCAGGCATTTGGAATCATGTCTCCGTTTCTTTAGTTTGAGAATCTACAGATGTTTTTAGTCTTTCGCGCACGGCCTTAATGCGCGCCGCAATGTTGTCAATGTCAGACTGGGTGGAGCCTTCAAGTAATTCGAGCGTCAACTTTTGCTGAGCGGCAATCGTGCGCAGTAATACGAACAGTTGGTCAAGCTTATTTCCGACGTCGCCACCGCCACTGCTCGAGCGGATCGCGTTAACCAGTACCGCAAATCCATCTTCCAGTGTTTGTTGAATCGACTTGTCTTTAGCTACTGGTCCTAATCGCTCGTGAATGATTTGCATTTCAGCACGAACACTATTAAGACGCAGTTCAAGGGTCTGGAACTGCTGACTGTCGATGGTGACTAATTCTCTATCGCTCATGACTGGCCGTTCTCTTCACTGGCTTGCTTGGGTCTGATCGACAAAATCTTGATGGCGTCATCTGCCGTCTGCTCCTCAGTCACTTCATGGGTCAGAACATTGTACTGAAGAGTGTGGGCCTCATAGCGATGCACTACCACCATTTCTCTCTCAATGATTGGTTCGTCGCTCATCGTGGCTTTGCTGCCTGGTACAGGGCGTCCACCGCTGTTTGTGATGCCCGTCGCTCAACCGCACCGGCTGATCTTGCGCTGCGGACCATTGCTCGTTCTGCCGGATTAAGTGTCTGTACTTGGTCCTTAAACAGAACCGCAATGCTCGTCACTGTGGCTCCAATGATTGAGATCCACGTTTTCACATTGTTGCTGACATTAACGCCGATGTCGTTCGTTAACGTAGTAATGTTTTGATCAAGTGCGTTGAAGAAACTATCTGCGGATGCGAAGTCCCCGCGTCGGTAAGCAGCATCAAAGTCAGACGCAAGCTTTACAATCTTCGCGATAAACGCTGCACGCTCAGGAAGCAGGCCGGAAATCTGGTTCAGAAACGTTGTGATCGTCCGTACGTAAATGCTGACCTGCTCTGACCCGCATTTGTACGCAGACGTCGTAAGAGTAAGTGCGGCCAATCCAACCGCGCCACGCTTCGCAAATGTTCTTCGATTCATACGGGTCTCCTTAGTTGGCTGCTTCACGCCCCGAACATCTCGGCAGTGTATCACCTTCGGGCAGATTGTGGCGAAATAGTTCCGGAAGGCGCGGCCAGATCCGCCAAATTTAGTAAGTCGCTTTCTGCAAAGACTCGGCAACTCTATCTGCTACGGTTGATAATTCTACGCCTATAAATTGAAACACTATGGCCGCGAACAGAATTACCAAACCGAGTTTGATAACGCCTTCCAACAAGTTGTTTGATATGTTTGTCACTCTTGGTGTTCTCCTTTGGTAAGCGCTTCTAGGGTAGCTAATACTTCATCTCTGTTGATGTACGGAACCCCGCCGAATGGGAGCACGGAAGCACTGTTTACTATCCCAATGCATTCGCTGATAGTGTTGGTGCGGGCGTCGGTGAGTTCTTGTTGCTTCTGATTCCAGCAGCGACCACAAACAATGAAGGTATAAACCTTATCGCCGCCTTCGCTAATGATCACTTGTTCACAAATCTCGCAATCTTCGTAATAAGCTTCGGCAAGTTCTTTCTTTAGCCGCTCTACTTCTCCAGCCTCAGCAGGCTGGACCAATGGGTAAACCGGTCCAACCCTGCATCCAACCCGGTCAGGAATCCATGACTGCGCATACCATTTGTCATAGTCTTCCTTCGGCATATTAACCGGCAATTGATCTTCGTGCATGTATGGCGGTTGCGTGGCCTCAGTGGGCGGGAAGTGTTTTGCAATCAACTCTGTAAGCCGTGATATCTGCCCCGGCGGAAGGCTCCCGTAATCCAAGCCTGCTACCCATTCCTGCACAATCTCGCTTGCTGCCTCAGTGGGAGTGACTGTGCTTGCGGGACGATCTTTACAGTTGGGGCACGAGTAGCCGAGGGTGTCGCCGTCTTGATGGATAGCATCGAACCTGAAGCAGCAATCAGGACACTCAACGCAGGTTATGTTAGCGTAACGCTCCCATACGCGATCATCGGCAGAGATCCATGTGTCCCGCGAAGCCTCTACTACTGGCGCTGCGGTGGGAGCGGAAGCGTCGTAGTCTGCGATCAACTTTCCGATCAGCCTGTTGGCCCGCGCGGCTTTCTCTTCAATTCGGTCATTCTGGGACGCGAGCTTGAAGCGTTTTGAATTCGACAGACGATTCCAAAGGTCGCGCCAGTTAAAAAGGCGCTCGTATTCTTGCCGATACGCCGCAAGCGCCGCTGCCTCATCTTGCGGTTCACCTTCGGCTATTGATACAGGCAACGGCGGTGTAAGCAGTCCGCGAACTATTCCAGCAACGTGTTGTAAAGCTTTATAATCCGCTTCGTCTTGACCTTCTAAGACACCAGAGCGGTGCTTAATGTCGATCAGTTCGTGACGCCGCTTATTGAGCAGATCCCAAATATCTCGCCGCTCGCCCTCGCCTGCTCCAGTGGTTGCGATCTCGCTTAACGGCACTCGGGCCAGCAGTCTGATTACTCTGTCGTACTTTCCGATCCACTGTCGGTGATACTCAGCGTCTCCAATGTGTGCCGCGTGATCGTCGCAGCCCTTGCAATCGTCGCGCTCGGGATTTGACAGGTGCTCTAACCATTGCTGGTGCGAGTACCGGCCCTCTTGCATGTCGGTAATTGCCTCAACGACCTCAGCGCGAGACACGTCAGCCAGCATGGCCCGCGTTGCCAGCTGCGCTCCCGCCTTATACCCTTCGACGTAGCCGTGCTCGTAGTCCGGGGCGTTTGTGGCTGGAAACACGCACTTGCAGCCGCAATTCGTGAAATGGTTGGAGTATCGAGCCATGCTTCGACCCATTGCTACGCACACGCCTGACTCATCCACGTTGTTGTGACCGCATTCTGAGCAAGTGTTATTCATTGAGTTACACTTTCTGGAAAGTTGAGGTACGCAAATTCGCCGTAAAGTTCACGCGCCTTGAGATCGTAAGCGCGAGCTGCTTCTTCTGGAGTACCGAAACGCCCAAGAAACAATCGCGTGGCACCGTGACCAATTTGGGCGTAAGGTCGGCCTTGTCTATTTTGCGAAACACCCTTGAGTCCAAGCTTGTTACGGCTACTTGGGCCGCTGTTGACTTGATTGAGACTGCGATTACCAACCCGAAGATTAGTCCGCTGGTTATCTAAACCATCTCGGTTTTTGTGATCGATTTCAGTTGATTTGGTCGGCACGTGACTGAGTAGATAGCGGTGCATTGAGATCCAACGTCGTCCGTTTAAGCGCTCACGTTCAGACACGTGTACAGCTCGGCGAGCATACCATGTCTTGCCCCTGCCCTTGTGGGCCATCCACTTAAATCGCGCAACGTCATCATAGTCTGCGTCGTCAACTAAGGCGGTCTTACCTTGCGTTAATGGAATTTCTCTCATGGTCCAATTATCTCAAATGGATCTTCGCTTGTGTTGTCTATTCTTCTTCGCACTCGCCACAGCGGCGCTCACTACTGGAGAGTTGGGGGAGCAGCGATAGAAGATACTGGATCTCACTGAACGCCCTCGACAGGTCTGCGTACGCGTTGGAATTGCGCATCGTGTGTCGATCCACCCACCGATGGATCTCCTCCACTCGCGCATCGTCTACCGGATGGATGCGGGCGTAGGGGATGAGACTCGTAACGTTGCCAGTGTCGTTCCAAAAGGTTGAGTCCTCCGGGTCGATCCAGATCCGCTCCGGCACTGCAGGTGGTTGCTGGCTGTCAGTCATTGGATTTGCCTTTCAATCTTCGTGCTCTAATCGCGCACTCGTCCTTAGAGCGTATTGAAACGAGTGTTCCACTGATTACGTAGCCGCTCCACTTCCTCTATCAACTCTAAACACGTAGTTGGATCGAAAGCGGCGATGCCACTTCCTTCAGCGCGGCTAGTTGTTCAGTAGTCATGGTTGATCCGCCCATTCAGTTAGCAGTCGCAGAATCAGCGCCCGCAGGGATACGCCCTCGCGCTTTGCCTTCTCTCGCACTCGCGCCCACAGTCCAGCGGGAATTTGATCTAATAGATAACGTTTGCCTGTTTCGCCGTACGGTTTGAACTCTTTGGAGTAGCCGCGCTTCATGCTTTTTTCACTCCCGTTCCCGGCGCGGCATCTTGACAGATCACTCGCACGGCTCCGCTTAACAGCGTCTGCGTAGCGTCGCTATAGACTGCGTTTAGTTCGTAAAGCATCGGCAGAGTAACGTCGTACCAGTGCCGTTCGGCCCGCCGCGCCACAACTGCATAACCGATCATTGGACCACCCCCGGCGATCGTTTTACCGTACCATCGCAGATCCTCTAGCAGTCGGTTTTCAAGTTCTGTGCGTACTTCCTTATCCATTTGCCACCTCCAACTCTGCCGTGAACTCTTCAGAGTCGCCTACGTTGCGCCATTCAGCAACACGGTCTTCTGGTACAAACCAGTCAACAACTTGCTCCTGCACCATAACACTACCCCAGCACAGATCGTCGTGCGTGTTGACGATCTCTTGCGCCCGCTTGTCCGCGAGGTCTTTACTCTTGCAAACTTCAACCTTCTCGTAAGAGTCGCGATCTGGATCAAAGTCCCAGTTGCCCGACTGGAAATCGGGGTTAGCCAATACGGACTTCTTCATCACCCACCACGAAATTTCAAACCGCCTCTCGCCCAAATCACGCCACGCGTCTTGATAGACCCAAACTCTCATCGTCTTTACCTCCATTCAGAATCAACGAACGGAGACAGTATAGCATAGAATCATAGGATTGTCAATACCTATGATTGTCAAGGTAGCTGTTCAGGGGTGAGAGTCATGGTGGTTCCCTTCGCAGCCGATATGCCCGCACCCTGGACAGGTTGGTAAATTCTCTATATCAATCCGGTACGTTGGCAGTTGGCGACCGTGGCGGCGAGCGGCTCTAACTTCCAATTGCCAAATACATTCGCGCAGTTTGTTAATAACGATGGTGTTTTCTTCGCACGAACCCTGCGTCTGTAGATACTGGAGCCGCTTTATATCCGCACGCCATGTTTCCTGAAGGTTCGTTCCAGGATGATGGCCCACGTTGAACGGATAGCCTTCACCTTCTCGTTTAACGAAAGTCAACAACACAGACACACCGCCGTCGTAGCTATCAAGTAAGTATTCGTGTCCGGGATCAATTTCTCTCACGTTCCTTCTCACTCATTCCTGTGGCTTTCCCTTCTCTGATAGCGGCGGCGATTGCTACTCCTGTACGAACGTGACAGCACGGATTTTCATCATGTACATCACACGAATGAGACTTGGCCCACAGGTCGGCTACCTTCGCTGCTCGTTCTCGCTCGGCTTGCAGGGCTTTGTCGACGGCGTCAATGAGCGCAGCGGGATCACAAGTAACAAACCCGTCTTTACCACAGCGCACGTTTAGACCAGCGCACCATTCGTGCGCCACAACAACAATATCGAACCACTTCTCTAACCATCATTTCCCGTTTCTCTGGCGGTAATTGCGGCGTCTGCGTCGATGTCCGCTTTGACTAGCGCGGCAAACTCAGGTGTCGATTTCCAGCACAATCCGCAATCTCCACAGTGAGCGAACATTCGTATGCCAATTGAATTCACTGCATTATGTCGCCACACTGGACAGCCACAGTCAGGACATGGCGTCTTATCTTTCACCTGCTCAGCCATTGGTAGCCTCCGGCGGTGGCGCTAAGAGCCCCTGATCGTGAAGTCGCAAGAGCAATTTCGTTTGCGCCGCAACCGCACAACAAAGCGCCGCCCGTACGCTATTCGCAAAGAAGTTACAGTCCTTGCCGTCGCAGTTGATGGTGTCTTCCGGCGTCATCCAGCCGCCGGTATCCGCTAAGTGTTTCGAGTAGGGTTTCATCCACTCTGGTTCAACCCACTTCTTTTCTTTCGCCATTGCCAGCCTCAACTCTCTTGCTTCTCAGACTTGGGACTACCATTAGCTTGCTCATCCTTTAGGTCGATCTTTAGGTTTAGGAAGTGGAGTCCTTTTTGCGCGCCAGTTCTTGATCGCCTTTCGTGTCTCTGCCTCAGTCGCAAGATTTAGCCTTCGCGGGCGATCCCAATATGGACTATTACACTTCGCGCAGCGTTCCGGTTTCTTTGGTAGTTTAGGCCACCATGTATAGCCACAACGGAGGCAGGTTAGTTGTTTGAGAGTTGTCATTCGTGTTTCAGGTCTGCTGCTTGCTGGTTTGCGATGGCTAGCTGCTTCTCTCGATACGCCTGTTCATATTGCGGACTCATAAAGCGCCTGTATGTGTTGTCCCATCCGCACTCGCGACACCATTCCTCGAAACCTTTGCCAGCACAGTTATCGCAACTGCCGCTAGAACCCCATTCGTCATCTTCATTATCGTCTAGCCAGCCCTCACCGCCGCACGCATTACACTCGCGATAGGCCATTTGACTTTGGCACTTCGGACATTCGGTTTCGCTGTACTCCCAATCGTGATCAATCATGTGTGCGCCTTAGTTAGATTGTTTGCGCGGGCAATCTAGCCAGTTCTTACTTGTGCGTGTATGACTTCATTCGGCCTCTAGGGATTTATTCCCGACACGCCCGATTACCCGCGCGAAATATAGTGGCCGTTTCTCTCCACGGCCTAAGTCGCGTCCGTGCCCGACGTTCAGCCCGGCGGCTATCCTCACTCAGGACAACAGCCGCCGATCTGCCGTAGTCCAAGAAGTCGCGGTCTGGTCTCCGCGCTCACGCCCGCTGCGATACACTGCGAGGGGCGGATGAAATATCAGTTACCTGGCATGTCGGACAAACGAGTTGCTGGACCCTGCCCTTGTACTGTTCGCGCCAGCCTTCGCTCTTTGCGTGCTCGTGCGCCAGCCCCTGCGACCATTCCGTGTCGTCCCATTGAAGCGAGGACTCGCAAGGTAGGCCGCATAAATCGCAAGAGGCCATGACAGAGGAAACCACGTCAGCCCGATGGCCCTTCGTTGCTGGATAGCGTCGCGTGTGAATACTGAGCATGGCCTACTCCGTGGGCAGCACAATCGCTGCTAGTTCAAACGCGCGCTCCGGGATCGTGTAATCGCAAGTGTTCTCGTAAAGATCGAAGTGGGCGGCAGTGCCCTCCGCGAGTTCGGTTGCGGTCTCAAATTCGGAGACGTGTCGGAACATCCAACTTCGGACACCATTGAATCTCGCTTTGTTTGGGTTTGTCATGGTGAAGACAAGATAGCACGTCTATATAGCTTTGTCTATAGCCTGTGGGATTATTTTATGAATTATTTTTAGTGTGGCAGAAAGGGCTGGACTGCTTGGCTGGTATTTCCTCTTCAAGGCGCTGCCATCTACCCGATCTGGATAATTCCTATCAGGCAAAGCATACGCGGTCTGGATGGTTATTGCGTGTCAGTTCGCCCTTCCCTGTGACTTATGGCGTGAGATTGCGAAACGTTACACGCTCTTTCAGCTTCTCTCTCAATGGTTACTGATAATCGCATCATTTAGCCTCAGCTAGTCCGTTCTCGCGCAGATGTTTCGCTGCTTCCTCCATCCCACGGCATACGCTCCTGTTCATTAAACAACTCGGGTTGGACATCGGGATCGGCAACCAGGATCTCTTCAACTGTGATTTCAACTCGAGCTGGCGATCCCCAAAGTTTTTCTGGGCAAGGCTTTACTACTTGTGCATCGTCAACCCAACAGATTCCTTTAAGAGCGTCTTCTGTGCCTCTTAAAAGTTTTGTGGCATCTGGTTTAGTAATTGGATAAGGTGTTTCTCTGCCTAACTTGCTCAACAATCCCGTCGAGGTAAAGTGAGACTCCGGACGCTGACGATAGAACAGCATTGTCACTTTAACTGGTCCCTTAAAGACTGGCCCTCCATATTCCTCACGCGCTACCTTTGCGACGTGCTTCTTCCACTTACCGCTTTTAGGATTCGCATCCACCGTGCTCACCACGATTCCGCCGTTCTTATTTCTGTAGGGCTGTTTCGTCTTCGGATGTAGTGGTACGAACGCCTGTTTACTGCCGGCGGGCTCAGCCTTGCCAAAGACAACGAATCGGTAACTCTTGCCAACTTGAAGCGCTGGAGAGGCATTCTGAGCTAAAGCCACACCACCTGGCGGTGCTTCTCTTTTTGCTTTGTAGTTAGCGAGATCTTCCTCGCTCCATCTTGTGGTCATTTATGGAGATCTTTGTTGAGCAGTCTGCGTAGGCCGTCCTCGCCAAGGCGTTTTAGAGCATCACTCAACTCGTATTCAATGTCATCCGCACATCCAGTTGGCACGTCAGGGTCGTTAGTAAATGATGGCCGGCGGATGAGGCGTTGCTGACCAAGCGCTTCTAACTCTGCGGCGGTTGGTGGTGCTGCATGGACCGGCTCAGGCGATCCGCCACAGCATTCTTCCGCTTCCATCTCGTTGTTGTAATCCTGCTCGCATTTGCCGCAGAACCAATAGGTAACAGGTTCAGGATTCATGGCCCCCTTCTCTCTTTCGCTTCTGTGCTGCCTTCACGGTTGACCGAGCATCTTTTCTCTCACAATGTAGGGGTAGAGAGCGGCTCGCGCTTCCAGTGTGCAGTTGCAGTTTTCACAAGCATGCCGACATTGCGCGTACTTCTTTAGCGCCTCAACCAGTGCGGCCTTTTCGATCAAGTGCTGCTCCAGCGCCCTTTTATCTACGTCTGGACTCATGGTTTCTTCTTTCGCTTTCGCCCGAACGGGGTTGGCGCTCATAACCGTCCTCCATCAATGCGGCGGAAATAGATAACCCGCTCCAGCCCAAACCATTTTAGGATCTTCTCACCGACATCCCGCCTCCCATTTAGAACATCAGAAAGATACTGCTCTGAAATTCCCGCTTCTTTTGCAAATGCTTTTTGTGAGCCACTCACATTAATTGCGGTCTCAAGCATGGCTCGCATTCTGGTTTCATTAATCTGTTTCATATGCGGATTAGCGTATTATACTTACGGTAAGATTGTCAACCGATTATATGGCGGTTTCTTTGCGGCAAGTTCGTATGACGTACCGCCTAACAAGCCTTGTGCTTTAGCTTGCTTCTGTCCATCAACTGTATCTGAAAATGAATGGTGCCTTCGGCATAATGCTGCTCCGTTTTCAGGTGATCTTTTAAGATCTGGTCTCTGTGATCGTTTAGCAATGTGATGCGCTTCTAGGTTTTCTTTACCACGCACCTGACATCTTATTCCTGTTTGTTGGTCTACCCACTGACATTGAAGCCCTGAATTCCTTAACACTTCATTGCGCCACCTTGTTTCTTCTGGTGTGACGCGGTGCCGCTTCATCCGTGAGCGCTTCATCTGCTTTGTGCCGCGCTTTATTGGAGAGCGGGCCATTGGCTTGTAAGACGCCTTTGCCTCCGCGAAAGCTGGTGTTTTGAATCCCGAGCGCTTCATGCTGTTTCGACGGAGAATAACGGAGACTGTTCAGCCACGGATTGTTTAAGGGCTTCGATTAAGTTCTTTTCGGCTTGCTTGTAATACGATGGTTTTAACTCTATCCCTACCCCCTTTCTGCCCGCCCTCACGGCACCAAACACTTCTGAACCCACGCCCATGAAGGGAGTAAGAACCGTTTCGCCCATATTAGACCAGAGGGTTACGATCCTATCAATCACGTCCAACTGGAGCGGGTGAACGTGCTTCTCATCGTCCTCACTTTTCGATGGTAAGAACGGTAGCACTCTCTCAATTCTGACATCATCCCAAAACGCTGAGGCGTACTGTCGCCAGATCCAGTGTGAGTATCGGTTCTCTATTTGATTTCCGGTCCATCCCCGATATTTCAGCACGTCGCGCGGCGGGGTTCTCGAACCGGCATACTCCAATAATCCCACGGGGTGAGTTATCGGGATTGGGTTTTCACCTTTACGGCGAAACACCAACAGATAATCAGCGGACGCGACTGAGCAACGTGAAGAGTCTTCGACTATCGTTTTATGCGCGAGGTTCTTTGCCATTGTTCGATTACGAACCGCAAGCGGCTCTTTCCAAATGGCATATCGGGCAATATAGTTGAATCCCTGTTGTTCATGCAGTCGGATAATGTCGCCTGGGAAATCTCTCAAATAGTCCGTTCCACTATTCCCACTGGGTACGTCCATGCAGTGAACGGCTGTCATGCGGCCTGGAATTGTCAGTCGTGCTATCTCTCGCACAACAAAAGCGTAGTGCTCAAAAAATTGTTCATAGCTATTGCAGTTGGATAGGTCTTGCTCGTTTGAAGAGTAGTGGTACAACCCACCGAACGGCGGAGAGTAAATCGACAAGTGTATCCGCTTGTCTGGCAAGGTCTGCATGACCTCTATCGCATCTCCGTTATAAATCGCATAATCGTCTGTTACGTTTTGGGCCATCACAGCCATGTCGGTATCACCTCCGATTGGTTAAGCTGGTAAGAGTTCCTCTCAATGCTTAGTGCGTCGTTCATGTGCCCAATTAGTTCCGCAAACATTTTGTTTGCCGAGTCCGCCTTTCGAGTCAGGTTTTGCATTATAGCTCGCTCGCCTTCAGTCATTACGATGTCTACGTTAACCGGCCGCATCTGACCAAAGCGCCAGAATCTTCGTACGCCCTGATAAAATTGCTCGTAGGAATGCGAGGGGAAAAATGTCATGTGAGCACAGTGCTGAAGATTCAGCCCCCACGCCCCAATCTTTGGTTTAGTTACCAGCACTCTCGCTTGCCCTGAAATGAAGGCCAAAAACTTTTCCTCTTTACTGTCGTCAGAGTCTGAGCCGCTAATCTGTATAGCCCCCGGTATTAGTCGCTCCAACAGATCCCCTTCGTCATTCAGATGGCACCAAGCAACGGCTGATTCTCCGGTATCGGCTACCAAACTTGCAGCCTTTTCACACCGTTCATTTATCGTGCGGCGCTTCTCTTCTCGTTGCTCTTGAAAGTTTCGGGCGGCGATGGGTAGCAGAAACCCCGAAGGAAGAGTCTCGGCCTTTACAACGTGCTCCTTTATATTCAAAGGCGGTAGAATAAAGGGGCCGTCGCAAAATCCTAAGTCAGAAGGTTTGCGGGTGGCTCTGGCCCATGATGCCACCCATCTCCAAAAAGGCTTTTCTGCGTGTCCCTTGAATCGCCATTTGACCACCTCCCCGTACATGCGACCAGTTGCGGAGTTGTTATTATCATTCTTAAAGAAGCGGTTCAGCATATCCGTGTAGCCCAACTCACCTAACGCTTCCGCAGATGTGCCCAACTCAATATGATCATTTGGTGCCGCCGTTGCTGTCGCGAGTAGTCGATATGGAATCCTTCGCATAAATTCTGTAACCGCTAATCGCGTCGCTCCGTCAAATGACTTCAGGATACTGGACTCATCGCAGACCACTCCATCGAAATCAGCCGGACGGAAATGGTGAAGCCGCTCGTAATTGGTTACTACGATCCGGGACTTTACGGTGCCGTCAACTGAGCGGACGCATTCAATGTCGAATTTCTCTGCCTCGCGAACCGTTTGCAAAGATACCGCGAGCGGGGTAAGAATCAATACTGGTTTGTTGGTCTTACGCGCAACGTTTTCCGCCCAAACCAACTGCTGCAAGGTCTTGCCGAGTCCGCAGTCCTCGAATAAAGCGGCGCGACCCTTCTGGACAGACCAACTAACTAGGGATTGTTGAAAGTCAAATAAGCAGTCTGGTATCCAGAGAGGCTCAAATCCGTGATTGTCTCCGAGTTGACGTTTGGTAGTTAGGAATTTGGCGTATGACCGAGTTTCAGTCTTTAGTGTTGTGCTAAAATTCTTTTCAGGCAAGGGCAATCTCCATTCAGATGCTTGAGCTAGAATCGGCAGGGCGTTTTGGGCGTCTTGCCGATTTGCATTATAGCAGCATTCCGTTGTTGTCTGAGGAATTCTAATGCCTGCCACGCTCGCGCTAAACTGAACGCATAGCAAAGGAAATCCCTTCCACAATACACCGCGAAGGACAAAGGCTTATTACCCCATGCGTCAGGGTATCTTTGCGGGATTATGTAATAGCGTTTTCTTCGCATGATCAGAATCTCGGAGCGTTCTCAGGATTATCCATAACCATTCTAACTGAACAACAATAGGGCCAAGAGTGGTCAACTATCATTACTGCGGCCTCATCAAGTCCGAACTCTTGGACCGCATTACAGATTTTGCAAACGGCAATAACTCCTTCCGGATAGCCAAGCTCAAGAACCTTCATTACGTTAGTTACACGCTTATCGCCTTCCTCTGGATCTTTAGGTGGCGCTCCGAGTGCTATTGATTGAAGAGATTCCATCTCAGCACCTATGGGAGTTTCTCAAAAATTAACAGCTTATTGTGTTTGGTTATTCCGCAGAGGCGCCAACCCGCCTCAATGAAGCATCTACCGGGGGGCCACGGACAGTATTCCGCAGAACCGTCGCGCTTCACGCGCCGTCGCGCCGTGTGCAGTTTTCTCGGATTTACATATGTATAGAAACGCTCGTTGGGCCACCGGAATCTCGCTAGAGATTCCGCCGCAAGTATGAGATTGCTGCTGGTTGTTGCCGAGTCGTTATGAAAGGCGGCGCAGTTAACCCCGCACTGCCCATCACCGCTGATAAACTTTCTCCAGACAAACAGTGCGTCAGCAGCTGGCGTGAGTAAAACCATCTTTTCACCCGGCCCAACAAAGTGGCGAGCCTTCCGTCCGTCAGCATAAGGCCGATAGCTATAATGTGTCTCGAAAATTGTCCGAGCAGTGGGATTTGCGTCTTTACTGTAAACCCACAGCTCGTCATAGATTTCAAGTGTGGGTTGTCTCGCCATGTTTACACGCTCTGGCACCCATTAGTACGCCATAATCATTTCGCACTTGCTCGTTATTTGTATTATTACACTTCTCACAAAACCCATGTGTCAGTCGGCGGCTTTCGGGCACCCTCTTATAGAACTCTGATTGTCGTATCGTTTCCCAGGCAACGCATAACTCTTCTGGCTTTAGAGGGAAGGTGTTTTTGCGCGTTCGGACCGCCTCCAGATAACACTCGTTTAGCCGATGCTCGGGGATCTTACCGTAAAGAACTTCCATAAAGATCGCTGTATCCAACGCGGTCTGTTGTTTTGTTAATTGCTGTCGCCCGACGTTCGACTTAGTGATAATCTCCGCTAGTGCCGCCGCGTAGGTCCGAGATAAACTCAAGGTTTTCACTATATCGAGCGGCGTTTCGTTCGCTCGCATCAAGTGGTCTAACACCATTTGGTTGTATCCTCCCGATGTCTTTCTTAACTGTTAACCAACTAACACGCCAGTTCCCATTTGATTGCTCAAGTTGTGAGTTGTACTTTTTGATTGCCAGTTCCGGTGTAAACGATTCCAGTATCCACTTGATTGCTGCTCCCTGTGCGCCCGGATCGGGTATTGGACCGACAATGTTTCGAGCGTGATGCGCCATTAATTGCTGAAACGGAGTCTCAACTTTGGGTGAAGTATTGCTGGCTGGACTTCGAGATCCTGAGCCGCCCCCTGTCTTTAGCTTGGCGATATATTGATTCGTGAAGTTTAATCCTCTCCGCATCGCCTCATCATTTACTAATTCGACTTCCGCCATGATGCGGTAGATCTTCTTATCGCGCTTTGGGCCATGCTCCTGAGCCATTGTTTTCTTGAGAGCGTTCAAAGCTTTCTGCAAAGTAGTTGCCAGTGTTTGAAGGGATGCGCGTTCAGGAGAATCTGTCATGAATGACCCTTCTTTATTTGAACAGCTCTTTGCCTTCTCGCTGATACCACATATCCGCTTCTTCTGGGGTTGCGTCAAAGTCTCCGTTCATTGCCCGTGCGGCCAATTCGTGTAATTTAGCGGCTTGCAGATCCAGCACAAGCGACTGAAGCGGAGTAGCAATGGGCGATTCGAAGTCATCGTAGTAACCCGCGCGGGCTTTGTTTACCATGCTCTGCGGTGCGTTTGCTTCAATCAGAGCTCTTGCCAGTTTTTCTTTTGTGTTCATTTCTAATCTCCTCAAGTGTTGCGGGCAGATCATCAAGGTTGGCAATGGTTCCAGCGAAGGCACTTGGACTCTCAGCTTGTGCTGCGCCCAAATCCGCATTGCCCTCCCATCCAGGCGGCGCGGAAATCAAAACGTAGTTACTATCTGCGTCTTCTAGGCCACAATCGCCGCGTTTGGCGTGTGCTTCACAGAACCGCCTATGGTACTCCGGTAAGTAGTCTCGTTTCGGCATCTTATCACCGTAGGGCTGATAGAACTGATCTATGATTCGATATTCGACAATCCCATCCTCAGAGCATCCAGGTTGCGCACACTTAGACTTAAAGAGGTTGTGATCTCCTGAGAATCCCTCATCAGACATTTCGTGTAAGATCGCGGGCAGGAAGTCGGCTGCGTAGTGCAACTTACTAAAACTCCGATCTTTCAGCAGCACGCCCTTACGAAAGACTTCCACCAACGCAGATACGCGCCACTCGTCGCCGCTCATGCCGCTCGTCTTGTAGCGCGGTTTTACGCTGATTCTAATTTCGTCAAACCACTCATCGTCATCATGTCGCTTGTAGTTCGGTAAAGTCATTACGGGAATTTTGTCCTTTCGTGGAGTTCTAGGCTTAATCGTTTCGTTTGTAATGCGCGCTTATGTGTGGTGTGCTGGCAAAATCAAAGTCAGCATCTATTTCGACTCCAATCTCCCAATAAACCGCATCGGGATACGCAGCCTTGAATTTCTCTTCTGCTTCAAATAGACACTCCGCGTCAATTTCTGCGGTTTTTACCAATTCGTTAGATTCGTGGTAAATAATCTGAAATGTCACAAGACACTCTCTCTTCTATATACCTGTGTTTGCGAAAGAGCCCGCTGCTCGTTTCCGCATTTCTGTGAACAACATGCCGCGTCCGACCACATACCCGTGACGTGTGCGAACCCATTCAGCAACGGTCAATTCCTCGGTTTTCTTTATTGATCCGTTGCTGGTTTTCAGCGAGGAGAATCTGTCACGACAACCAGTCCTCCAATTTCTTGTCGTAATCGGGCATCACGGCCCTCCGGCGTCTCAAGATTCGTTCGCGCTCGGTTTCCTCGGTAAGTGTGTGCAGGTCTGGGCGCTTATGTTCATTAGTGCAAGGGTGAACATGGGGGAACGGGTTTGGATGAAAGGCGCAACCGCAGGGCGCGTGCCACTCGATATGAGTCTGTTCGGGATCTCGGTGTCCGTTCTCACCCCAGGCGAGCCCCAACGGCTTTTCTACCATAGTTTCACGCATTCCTTGCAGAGCAATTTCGTGTCGCGAACTCTCCATCCGCGCTGACTAAACAACTCAACAGCACGTTTCAGAATATCCGGTGCTGCCGTTTCACGCGTTCGACAGTTAGCGCACTTCGCTTGGATTACCCTCGTTAGGTGGGTCGACATGTCCTGATCGCAATCGGCCTCAACAGTAGAGACGTCTTTTGTCCTTACTAAACCCATTACCGCCATTCTCCTTTATCATCAACCAACTGGTCGTTGCACCATTGAATCAGCCGATCAGTTCGCGCGTAATACTGTTCGCGTGGCCCAAAGTAGGAACCCTCTTCGCGTCGAGACTCCAAGAGTTCTAACAGGTGCCTCAGCTCAGCAATAGTCAACTCACGTATTGATTTCATTGCAGACACCCTCTCCCTACTCAAAATATCAACTGCTCGGCGGATTATAATCAAACCAATGATGCATCCTAACAGTCTGGCCCTTCTTAAAACTTCGCGTTGCGTAGCCGTGAATCCGGATCTTGTTCGCGACTATTTTTACTTCAGGATGCACATAAGCAACCCGTTTTTCTTCATCGACCACGAGCAGATCGTCCTTCATTATGTCCATTCCTGCTGTGATTACACTTGTAGCCCCCTTTGAGGCGCTCAATCTCTTTGATTAACTCCGCCTTTGTTAAATCCTTAAGGTTCATAACACGCTTAGTTGGTGAACGGTGGACACAGGAGTAACCTTCCCACAAGGTTACTCAGAATCACGCCCAGCCGGAGCCACGGAGTTGTTTCTGATACAGGTTCTCTTGATGGAGTAATTCGCCACTGTTCTGCGAATTGGGCCGTTTAACGTGTTGTCAAGAAAGCGGGGCTGGTTCCGTTCAACCGGGATGCGTAGTCCGTCAGAACCACGGCTTACAATATGTTGGTTAAAGAACGGAGGAATTCCAGCTTCGTGTACTGCAAGCTCTTCCCCAACACGGCTTGGTGGTGAATTCGTTTGGTAGGAATTCACTATTTCAAACAATCCTAAGCAACGACAGTGTAAAATGAAACATTGCATTTGCGCAAGATCTTTCTGTGTGTTATTCTTTCTGCGTTCACCTTTCGGACAATTCAAGCACAGTTTGCGCCAGCTCTAACCGGCTGGCGTTGCTGTTTTTAATCATCGTAATAATCATCGTCAATGTAAATATCTTCGTCATAAATTTCCTCGCATTCATGACTACAATTAGCAGGAGCAGTGTCATGGAATAGATCTTCTCCATCACAATCACAGTCGTCTTCACAAGCCAGGCACAGATGCATCTCTTCTCTCCGGTCGCATCCATATCCTCTGATCTTACTTACGTTCTAGCGGGATTATTGTCGCAGCCGTGTCCGACTAGTTACAGGCCCAGGTCCACAAAGTCATCTCTGAGCCTGCGTGCTACGAATCACCGTCTTACCTTTGTGATAGTAATTGCCTGCCATAAATGCCAATGATGACACAAGCATAAACTTGGACCATAGCCACCAGTTAGGGTTATCACTTCCTATGCCGCACCAATAAGCAAACAAACCGCCATTAATCACCCCAAGTATCCTACTGGTCCACTTCATCGTCTCTCACTTTCAAGCACCCAGCTTGGCTATGTCTATCTGATTTCTGTTTTGATTTGCGCGGCGCACGCGCTACAAGTTTTGATGGCTCGAAAGGGTGGCTGCACGCGTACTCGGGAAAGTGGATCGGGTTATCCGGGGTAGCAAGACAAGTAGTGCCCTCTTCCAATTCATGCGAACATAATCCTGATACCACGGCCTCAGTTTTCGCCTGTTCTTTAAGCACCACAGGGCCTGAGGCTGGTTTCTCCCGCTTCTTGCGAGGCGTAGGCTCCAGTTCTTTCTTAAGTGCGTAATAGGCCATCTGATGAGCGTTGTACGATGCTCGGGCTATCCCTATTTGTATCTCTGCTGTTTCTACGTTCGTTCGTGCGATTTCCATTCGCTCAAGGGCTTGGTTCAGTATCCGATCTGCTTTTGTTTGTCTTTTGCTCATTATCGTCTTTCTACTCCAGTTCTTTCGTGTCTCGCTGGCCGAATACAGCAACGTAAGAACACTTCTCTTCATTTAAGGGCACATCTGTAAACATGGCCCACTTCTCCCTAAGAATTTCAATGTTGGGCGCGACGAGAATAAACTCAGAAGACGTTAAGCCGATCCCTGTATAGCAAATGCCTTTTGCCTCGCCTCTGGTTCGATCAATAATTGGTTGCTGTAAGTGATCGTTATGACCCATATCCTACCTCCACTACATATCTTCCATTTACTCTCCAAACAATTTCTTCTCCTGTGTAGATCGCAAACCAAAGCACATAATCAGGACCAGCGAATTCGTTGTAAGGCTCTATCTTCGTGACCCCATCGCTGCCGACTGTTGGTGTCCAGTCATTAACTCGCTGTGCTTCGTCAATAACGAGGCTAGAAACTGGCCGGTTATCTTTCAATGTTAGGTTGATAATCATTGCGCATACTTACCAACAAGATCGCGTAGCCAAGCCAACTGCCGTTCGGTCACACCCCATCGCTCTACTTTATCCATCATTTCACTAACAAATTCCGCCTCGCGGTCGCCCATGTTTTCGACTTCAGGGCTGAGTAGATCCAAGCACTTGCGGGCACTTGCAATGCGTTCGCTTGATGAAAGTATGTTGTCGCGGTTGAATGATGTTTTGGTCATAAGTCACTATCCTCAATAACATCAAATGAAGAGCACGTTAGGTTTCTTTTCCTAAAACTGCGCGAGCGGCATCCATCTCGAGTTGAAGGTGAATCCAGCCGCATAAATGACCTTCTGCCGGACAGCCACAGTCAGGCCCGTTCTCCATCATCTTGTCAATCCGATTGACTAACGGCCCTAATACCTCTCGCAGTCGGGCTACTTCACTGAGTAGCGCATCACGTTCGGCTTCGGTGCTTTGCAAGTCAAGAAACGCAGACCATGCATGACGCTCCCACTTATCGGTAATGTCGTCAAAATCCCATTCGAGATTATGTGGATCGTTGTATTTTGCTAATCGCGTCTCGAACATCTGTCGCGCCGTGTGAACAAGTTGTGGTTTCTTCTCTTGGGTCATTATAGGGTTGCTCCTGACGTGCATTGGCTATCGTTTCAAAGATGTCATATAGCGAAGTATCAGGTTCGATTCCTTCTTTCTCGGCAACCGCAATCACGGCCGCCCGTGCTGCCTGACAATACGCTGACGATGGATCTAGCGTGTCGCATTGCCCATCCTCATAGGTGCGCCAAATCTCATCACGAATCTTCTTTGGAACCATGAACCAGTGTTTACGGCAACCCCACATCGTTGGTGGAACAACCGTTGTACATCCTGTTGCGTGGCAATGATGAGCCATCTACTCCACCCCTTCTCTACTTAACTAACTGAATTACTTTTCCTTTTCGTGCGTGAACAACATTAGGCTTTCTCGCGATCTCAATCGAATTCTCAAGTTGCCTCGTCAGACCATTCCCGTTCTCACGGGCTAAGAAGATGAATCCTGACACTGCTCGCTCTTGGAGTTCTTTGGTTTGTTTCTCGATCTCTGCAAGGAATTCTTGGCCCCTCTGCTCAATCTCATCTATCCGTTGCTTATAATCGTCTCTGTAAAAACGTCTAACGAACAGATCAAGGCCCATGGGGGCACGGGAATCGTAGCTAACGTAATCACACCACTCCGCCCATTCTGCACATGCTAGTTCTGTCAAAACCTGGTCAATGTCGCCAGCGGGAACTTTCATGCTTCTCAACAACTCGAAGTGAATGTTTGTCTTTCGGTTCTTTACTTCGACCAGTCCGACTTTTCCGACAACCCTGTCAGGTGATGCGCCAAACCGGGGTATTGACGGATGGTGAACAAAACCGATCGGACTTACCACTTCGTCCCTCTTCACAAAGAGGCTATAAGCATTAACTGCTCCATCTTCTTCCTCTTTGCCCCGATCCATGTATGAATTCTGAAAGCCTTCATAAGCAAATCCGTTTAGGCGCTCGCAAATCAATTCCGCCTGATAGCTCAGTTGAGTAACGCCTGGACCTGTTCCCTGTCGATTCTTGGCGAAAGCGTCGCTGACGCGGCTGGAGGTTAGCCATCCGCAACGAGCGCGGAACCATTCATCACTTCCCTGCTTAAGATTCATGGCGCAGGGGCGGCAGAACATTACCTTGAGATCATATTCGTCGTACTGACAGGCGCAGGTACTCATTCGACTCGCCTCACCGGAAAAGACAGCGCCGTCGCGTCTTCAATAGCCATCATGCGTGACCACTTTCGAGGCACAAGACGGTCCCACTTAAAACCCGCATCTTTTGCTAACTGATTGTCTTCAAACGGCTGTAGACCAACGAACAATGCCTTCGGCCGCATTGCTACCGCAAACATCGACTGAAGATCGTCCATGCGGTCAAACAGCGCGGCTATTAATCGGCAATCTGTTAGCGCTCGGTGTGCGCTAGCCACTCCTATTCCGTGGTCCAAAGCAAGGTTGATAAGCGATCCCTGCTCCCTCGTTGCTAAAGGCCACTTGAAGTCTGACATTGTGCAAACCCAAGGAAGAGAGGCTAACGGAAACCGTGTATCACCAACTATTCTCTTTGAATCGAACTCCGCGTTATGGGCAACATAAACATCTGCGGCCTTGCTCATTGCGAACAATAACTCCTGCGCAAACGACACAGAACGTGATAACTGGATTTCGTCTAATGCCGCCGTTTTGATGCGGTTTATTGATTCGGCCTCATTCTTAAGAGCCGGCAGGAGCGTTGACATTTCCTGAAGTGTGCATTGATTCTCGACTGAATACAGGATCGCGCCGACCTCGATCACCTGTGCGGTATCCTCTAATCCATTCGTCTCTGTATCTAGAATTAACGCTCTTTGAATCATCTTGCCGTCCTCCGGTAGCCATCAAGCCATTTCAAGGCATCCGCATACTTATCGGCTGAAAGATCGCCAACCTTCTTAATCTTGAACTCTGCTAGAAAGTCTGTCTTACAGTTTTTGCCGTTCCCTTCTATTACTTCTTGAAGTGTGACGACCTGAACGTCGTTAACCAAGGACGGACCCTTTTGTGTTGACTCCTCTTGCGCTTCGCTATTGAGAGCTCTGGCAAGCGTAGTTTCAGCGTGCTTGTATCTTCCAGAAGGAATATCCTCGACCGCCTTGACTTCTTGCTTATAGGTCGTACTCAGGTATTCCAATACCTTAAGTTGCGTGGGTTCGCTTAGTCGATCATACAGACCGTGGAGTACCTTCTTCTGAGATTCACTAACGGTCTGGTTGATAGCATTCCCATCATTGTCGTCCTTGTCTACAAGTAGGGGTATATCCCAGATCATTGAAGCCAACTTGCGAATACCATAAGACGAACCGCTCACAACGGCTTGCTGTTTCGTCATTACCCCACTGCCGCCCTTCGGTCCCATGTTGTCAATTGGCATGGGGAGCCGATAGCGGCGCCGATGACCGCCTTGATGGATGACGTCACAGCAAACCACCATCATGTCCGCCATCGGACTTGGCTCGCTATCCCACGTTTGGGTAAAGCCGTACTTCTGGCGGATCGGGCGCAACATTGTGTCAATTTTCGGGTAACTGACATTCCGGCTATTGCGCTCGGTATTCAACTTATCCCAGGACAACGCGCGCACTTCGTTTTGAGCCTCAATCATATCTGCATCAAAAGCTTTCTCTGCTTGGCGATCCTCTAGTTGGATTTGAAGATCGACCAATACGCGTAACTTATCCGCATCAACTTCCTTGTTGACGATGACCTTCTCAATCAGTTCGAGAAACTTGTCCTGCTGTGGGCGCTCTAGCGCGAGTGTCTCTTGGTTAGTTGACATTCCTTCTTCCTTCTTGGTACGCACGCCAGACTTGTGCTATCACCTTAGCCATTGTCGGAGCGGTGTACTGTGGTCCGTTCATCCCGACTTGAGCGCAGTACTCAATCCGCCCATGTCTACTTCGGGTCTCTACACCGCAGTCACGGACGTCAACGATGATTTGCGGATGCGGGCCTACAATCTTCCGCAGTTCCCCCAGGGCATCATCCATACTAATATCTGCGGGATTAGCGGTCATAGACGATGTTGCTCCCTTTGTTTATTGATCCACTGTATTGCGCAATCTTGTGAGCCAAGAATCGCGATAATTGATGGATCGTCTTCCTCGAATGGGTTGTGATGGCACCGCTTTTCAATCCCACGACCATCTGAATAGACTATATGAACAGTTATATCTTCATCGTAGAATGGAATTGCTAGATGGCATTCAGTGCATCTCATAGTGTTGTGCCTTCTTCTTTGTATGGCTGAATTAACTTCCCCCAACGCCGTTGTGGCCTTCTCCGCCGCTATCACGGTCGGGTCGTTTCTTTTTCACAACCGAATAGCTGTAATCCTCCGCCTCTGGCTGTTCGCACATTTCATCTTGAGCTATCTGTCTCGCCTGTTTGCGGCTTTCAGCCTCAATGGTTGTTATTCAGACGCGGTGATACTCAATCTTGTAAGTTGGCACAATGGCCCCCTTCCGGCTTGAAAATCTTCTCTCCAAATGTAGGTACTCGCTCAAGTAGATCTGCTAGCGCAGCTTTCAGATGCCGACAGATTAATCGGGCGGGACATCCGCAAAACCCACAAATAGTATTTCGGTCGCTCAAGAAGATCTCCGTCTCGTAGATATTTCCAGAATCACTCCTGACGCTATAGGCGAAGATCTCTCGTTCGCTGTGCCCGCTTCTCATAGCGGACCAATCTGGTAGGTAGGTGACAACCAGTAAGGGATCTACTTGCGCATCTGAAAGTTCAAGTTGAATAACGCTCATTGGTTTGCCAGTTCAAGAAGAATATCTGCGTGGCAAGGCGTGCCTTCTATGCAAAAACATGCCAGATCTTTACCGCGCAATTCCGAGAGTCTTGATAGTAGTGATATTCTCCGCAGTCCGCCGCCAGTGCCCGGTGCGCCATTTAGCCAGATTCGGAACATACGAACCGCCCAAGACGCATCGTGCTCATCGTCAACAATGAAGGGGTTGCCAAAGATGCCTGGACGCCCAACGTAGACTGTGTTCTCCGGCATTCGCCAGCCCTTCGTGCGCTTGCGTTGTATTCTTTTAGGCTTATCCATGTACGCTCACCTATAAATCATTGATTTGCTTCTGCCGCTTCGTGAATCAAAACACCGGCAATGTGATAACAGTGGGTTGGCTCTTGTGGCACGTAGGAGGCTTCGCAGTTACATTGGGCCACTGGCTCACCCTGCTCATCAAGCCAAAGCGTAACAACGTAGCGTGAACCACCGCGACCAACCACTCTAAAGTAGCGCTCTCCCTCAACCATTCCAATCAGTTGCACGTCCGGCTTTAACTCTAACGCTCGGCATAAAGCTTTATGTGCTCGACTCTGCGGCTCAGGATTGATGAAGTTATCTACAGGGATTGAGGGAAGCAAGGTTACGCTCCTACTACTTTCTGTTTCTTCTCACACTCAGTACAAACCGCCGCAGATGGTCTAGGCAACGCCTCTCGCATGTGTGTCGGGCACAGATTCTCTAGTTTGGTGAACTTAAACGGCAATTCCTGTAAGTCTTCAATCATACCTATGACGGCATCGGCAAAGCGGTAGCGCCGTTCGCTTTCAACCTCGCTCTCGCTTTTAAGCAGCAACCAGGCAGCTCCTTCTTTCCACGGATCATCCTCCGAATCCCCCGCATCTATAACGTCGAAGATGGCTGCTCTAATGGTTGACTTGCTAGCGAAAAGTTCTCTGTTCATGACGTGGCGCCTCCGCCCTTCGCTATTCGTGCCAAACACTTCTTGCAATTGCTCTCACTTGGGTTAGTAGTCATCGGGTGTGGCCCACCCCTTGCCGAGCAGGCGGGTTTATTGTTAACCGAGAAGTGCATTACTCGGTGACGAGCGTATTTTGCTTTATAGAGACTACCTTCGATCATGCCAATCAGCATTGCGCTAAACCGCGCCTCTGCTTCTCTGCGAGTGGAACCATCATATATCGCACCTTCAATAAGCCGCTCTTTGCAAGAAGCGCAGAAATCTATTTCACTGCATGTGCCCATTAGCCCCGTGGGCTTCTCACACTCAACGCACCTGACGGCTATCGCATCGGGTTCAAATTTACACTCAGAACTCATATTCCCCTCCAATAGTGCCATCGCTCCCGAGTACTAGATATATGGGGTAGACGCTCATTATTCTGCGCACCTTTCGGAACAGTAAGTGTCCATATTGTCACCGTTGAACTGAACCACCCATCCCTTGCGTTCAAGATGGCTCTGCACCTTTGCGGCGGTCTTCACGTCAATGGTGTCAATCCAAACTTCTTCTTCACGTCCGTAACCGCCGTCGTCTTTTTGATGGTTTGAGCATGTAACGTGTATTTGAAGCGCCATGTTATATCTACTCCTTTCCTGTTAATCCAAAGAAGAACACAAAGCCAAATAACCCAAAGAACAACAGCGCGAGCAAGATCCGAACTATCACAGTGAGCAAAGACGTCCTCTTGCTACGTCTATCTTCTGGTAAAACCACGCCTCTAGTATAGATAGCTGGAGGCTTTAGATGGTCTGCCGATTTACCTAGAAGCGCATCGCGCTGTCGATGATAATCTTCAAGTGCCATGCGGATCTCCTATTGGACCTCCAAGTACGCTGCCCTCGTGCCAATCCTCGCATCCTTTACACCAGAACTTTTCTACCTTCTCTCCCGGTCGTTGGCGCATCTCAGTTAAAGGCCGGCCATCATTCGGGTCAGCACGTGCCCTGGCTACCACCATGTCCGACAGTGCCCGCTTTTCAATGTCGTCTAGTTCGTGTGTCATTATCGTGCGCCCATTGTCTCTATGCTTTTCTGGGGTAGCTGTTTCATCAGGTGCTCCTAATCGTAATAACCGCACGCACAGGCATAACCGGCTGCGTAAATCGCGGATGACTGATGACTGTCTTCGGCAGGCTTTGGTTTGTCGTGCGCTAAATAGCAGGACTCACAGCGAATCACGTACACGAATTTGCTGCCCCGGCGAGGACTTGAGCGGGAAAGGCGGCCTGTCAGGTTCGCGCCGCGATGTCGATACAGCCGACCCTCACCCGCGTTCACCGAAGCGCTGCAATCAAAACAATTACCAGCATACTTATTTCGATCTCGCTCTTTTGTTTCTCTGTTTGCCATTGCGTCTCTCTCCTGTTCACTCAAGTCTATTTACCGCCAAGAGCAAGCGCGGCGATCTTCGCTCCGAAAACCAAGCTCGCTACTTTTCCCGGCTAACCCTAACCCCTCTTCAAGATCAGCCCTCGTCTTCAAACGCGCTTGCTCTTGCGCGATTCGGAGTATACTCCCATTAGAATAGATGTCAACAAGTATTTCGTTGTTGACTTTCGGAACGAAGTTAATTTATAGTGGCGGGCATGGGAAGAACAGCATCACCAGATACCAAAGTGCAGGTTGCCGGACGCGTGGCTCCTGTAATCAAATTGCTCATTGACGAAATAGCCGACAAGGAACAGCGCACCGCTTCTCAGGCGCTGGAGATCTTGCTCAAAGAGTCGCCCCGCGTTAAGGCGAAGATTCGTGATAACAGCAAGGTTAAGAAGTGAATTCAACTCCTAAACCAGTCTAAATCCCGAAAGGAAAGCTAAAATGGCAGAAGAGAACTACGTCAGCCTCGACACAATAGGTCAAGGCGCAGCGGTCGAGTTGTTTAATGATGAGCTCGGGCGAGTGCTCAAGAATATCCTGGATTTCAACACAAAACCCACCGTAACTAGACGTATTACATTGACGGTGGATATTAAGCCGGATGAAGACCGTTCATTCGGGACGGTGCTAATCCAAACTCAGTGCAAGCTGGCACCAAGCAAGGGCGTGGGCACGGCGGTATACATTGGCATGAAAGCGGGAGAGCCGGTCGCAACCGAACGGGATAACCGCCAGTTAGCGTTTGATGACAACGTTATCGGCATGAAGAAGGAGAGTACGAATGCCAAATAACAACGAAGTCCCATTAATCCCATCGGATGCCGTTAAGGCTATCCAAGATTCCGTGTATACCTCAACGATTGCGGTGGACGAGGACGAGTTTACTAATCGGCCTGTTTTCTTACCACCAAAAGAGTATCTGCCCGCATCGCTAAACATTAACACGCTTTCAGGTGTCGCTGAGTACGTCAACAACGGCGTTGATAAAGAAGATGTTGCCGATGGTTGGATGATCCATGTCGTTGATCCGGCGACGGTTACGATAGTTAGTGGGTTATTCGGTCGCGCGGAACAAAGACGCGAATATCTCAGGGCATCAGCACAGGCCGTGCTGAACGATGCTAGCTTCCGTTTTGGCGAGTTTTACGATTATGAGACGTTTAACATTAAGTTGCAATCAGTGTTCGTTGAGAACGATGATCGCGAGCGCGTTTTGCGACTTGTGGGGAATATCAAAGAAGAAAATGTCCGACAAACAAACGATGATGGGGTGACGCAGTCGGTCACTGCCCGGGCCGGAATTGCTCGCGTTGAGGACATGCCGGTTCCGAATCCCGTGGACCTGATGCCCTATCGAACGTTCCGAGAAGTTACACAGCCATCATCTAAATTCATACTCAGGTTGCGACAGGGGCGTGAGGGCGTCATGCCATCTTGCGCACTTTTCGAGGCGGATGGTGGCGGCTGGAAATTGCGAGCCATTCAATCTATAGCTACATACCTCCGTGAGAACATCGAAACGATTACGATCATTGCTTAAAGTTCCGAGTGTCGCGCTGTGGGAGGCAGCGATGCTTGGCGGGGAGTAGCGTAGAAGGTGAGTCAGGAACCCTCGGCCTTTGCGTTGCTCCCACTTTGAAGAAAGGGGCGTAAATCATGGAATCAATTCTATCAGGGCCGCTCATTGATGCGGCAGAAGTCGTAACTCTTAACAAAGACGATGCGCTGGAAAAGTTCAATGAGTACAAAGCCGCGCTTCGCATCAGTCGGTCCCAACATGACCGGATGATGAAAGCGGTTTATGGCGCACTCTCAGAAGGACTCGGAATAATTAACCCACGAGCCGCGATCATCAAAGCCGGAGTTGAGTCAATTAATTTTCATCCAAAGCTGGCTATCTCCCGAGCCGATCACGATACGGTTTTCTTTCGTCGCAACCATTGGGTGAACGAAGCGTTCTTTTCGTCTTCCGAGCGATACTTCCTGGCGCATTCAAACAAGGCCGCACAGGCTAAGCGAGATCAGTTTGCGTTCGGAGTCGGACAGCTACCAAGGTCTGATGAGCTTTGGGGGAAGTCCGGAAATTTGTACACGCAAACCGTCAAAGCGACTGTTCCCATCATCCCACCCGAACATCGACCAACAACCCGACATCTAGGCGACTACTCGATTCTTTGGGAAGTAGAAAAGTGGGAAGCCTTGCCACGGCCACAGCGCGCGCCGGGAGACCCGATGCTGCTAAAGCCCCTGGCTCAGACAGGACTCTACGCAGTCATGGCTCACTGGGATCTCACTGAGATCGAAAAGATGGTTCTGGGAGCAATGTACGGGAACTGAGGTAGATTTGGGGCATCGGTGAAACAGGACTGGAGAACTAGATGAGCGAAAACTCTACATGTGGGATGCTTTCAAATAAACAGTTAAGAATTTATAAATTCTTGGAAAATTATATCGCCTCCAACAAAGAAGCTCCTACTATGGCCGAAATAGGTCGGCAGTTTCAGTTACGCTCGTCTCAAAGCGTCTATGCAATTCTGGTTGCTATTGAGAATCAGGGATTGATTGAGCGGGTGCCAAACGTAGCGCGAGGGATAAGGCTGGTCATCGAAACGTAACTCCCCGCACCAATACCAGCAAGGTTAATGCTACCAGCACAACAAATATGATCAGCTTCTGATTTTCGGTCACTCGCGGCACAAGGTTGATCAGGATGGCGAGCAACAATAGGACCAGCACGATGATGATAACAGTTTCCATTGCCTATCCCCCCAGTCTCACTTCCGGCAACACTGTTAGTTTGCCCCTTGCAATAGTGTGACCTGCGCCATCAGTTAGATCATAAAACAACTGAACTGGTGGCGTGATCCGGTTTGGTATGTCAGGAGCTTGTGTGTCCGCAGCGTCAATAGCTATCTGTACTTGGGCGGGAGTTGATTCGTTACCCGCTACCGTGATCGCAATACCTTCCCCTGATGATTTAGAAATAATGGCGTCTTCGTCGGCATCGCGGAGCCGCTTCTTAACAGTAAAGTAAAGATCGGCTGCGGCACTGGCCGGGTCAATTACGGCTAATAGGCGCTCGTTATCGCCACGCTGGATTTCCAGATCTTGGTCCGCTATTGCCATTTGCTGATTACCGCGTTCGGCTTGGATTGTACAACAATTACGGCAGAATGGTCAGAAACAACCGTAATAATTGCAGTCGGCTGAGCAGTTAAATCTACGCTCAATGAGGGGATACTGGTAGCGGTATGTACGTGATAGGAATCGGCAATAACCAACGTTGCCGCCGAGACACCCAAGGCAATATTTTCTCCCAGGTGAACATGGATGGCAGACTGAGCGGTTAAGTTGATAAAGACTGCCAGCGTTAAATCATCCGCAAAATGCGCGTGAGCTGCGTCAGTCACCACAAGCCCGTGGGCCTGCGTGATTGTCAGGTTGTCACCTAACTGCGCGTGCGTGGAACTCGCAACAATTAGATCGCCTTCCGCTCCTATCGTTGGTGTTTCAGCGACTTGAGCATGTATAGCGTTTTGGATCGTTAAGAAGTGGGACTGACCGAGAGTTAGATTTATCGCTGTTTGTGGGTGGACTGTACTCTCAACCGTGAGCGCATGCATCTGCGTTAAAGTCAAACTTTCAACGGCTTGTTCATGTATGCCGTTCGCCACATCTAACACATGAGCCTGAGCTAGCAATACAGAATCAACAACATGGTTATGAGCGCTACCTGCAATCAATAATGAATGAGCTTGCACCAGAGTCACGTTATCAGCGACGTGCGCATGTGTCGCATCCTGCGTCTCAAGTGCAATAGTCACTGAGACGTTTACGTTTTCAGCCTCATGGCCGTGATTGACATCACTGACTATCAGTAAGTGCGTTTGAGTTAGGCTAACGCTGTTTGCTGCGTGCTCGTGGGTCGTATCCGCCACACCCAATATGATGGCTAACGTCACACTCTCAGCAGCGTGTTGATGGGTGCCATCTACGACTACCAACTCGTGGACCTGCGTGAGTGCAGGGCCGACTATTAGGTGCGCGTGAGTACTATCCTGGACTACCAACGCGTGGACTTGGGCCAGCGTGATGCTGGTTGCTGAATGACTGTGCGCGGCACTGTTAACCGCCAGCTCATGCACCTGGGCAAGCACCACACTACCCGCAGCATGAGCATGGGCCGCATCCTGTACCACCAGATCAATGGCCCCAACCCCAGTGGGACTTTTAATCTCTACCAGCCCCACCAGCGTTGGACTAGCAGTGGAAAGCGTGAATGAGGCGCTGGCCGCAGAGCCCACGGCGTTGAATGTTTGATCGGCGCACGTGATGCCCAGTCCGTCCATGCGCTCAGACCAGCCAGCCGGAGCAGTAAATGTTGGCGTGGCATCCGCAACGCAGGTAGCCTGTACCAGACTGTGCGAGTAGCTACGTGATAGCGCGTCCCATGTGGACGTAGTTGACGAAGCGCGAGCATCGGCATCAAAAGTTCCTAATGCGGCAGTCTGACGGCAGTTGTAATAGGTGGTTATGCAGGCGCTGATTTCCCCGGTGCCGGTGCGATTGAATTGCATGTTGGGAGAAACCGTTGCATAACACCAAAACTTCTTGACACTGGAGCCGCCGCCAGAAGTGGTACCAGACCAAACGCCGCCAATCTCAGTCCATAGACCAGAATCGGCAGCGCTGAGTGTCGTTGAGCCTGCACCTTCAACCGTCGCAATCATCACATCGGCATTGCCGTTTACGTCGCTGTTGGTGGTGCCTGTTGGTTTAGTTGGCGTGACACTGGTGCCTGATGCCGTAGTCGCTTGTGCGCCAGTGCGATAGTAGGGGTAATCAGTGCCGGGGATGCAGATGACGCCTGATGCCCAACGCGCGCCAGACGTGGGAGACGCATCCTGATTGCTGAGCGACGTATTCTGATCAGCAATCGCTTGGCTTCCAGCGTTTATTACCAAAGTACCGCTAACGACGGCCTCCGCGTCTTGCGTGTACCCAGAAGGATCAGGCGCGTTGGTGGCCGCACGTGCGCCGTAACAGTGCAAAGCGAGGATTTCGGGCACAGGCGTAACGACTGTTGGGGGGCGAATCGGATTAGCCGTTCCAGTGCTAAAACCGCGTTGTCCATAGTTGGGGGTGACGAAAGGCGATTCAAGATCGGCGCCGCGAATAGTGCGGCAAGTAGCAAGGCGGGTAACAGTCGCCCCAAGCGTGCAGACTGGGTTTGCAAGTGGTAGCGAGTCGCCTGGCAGCACCTTCCGCCACAGCCACGTACCAACAATGCCGTTGCTGGAGGTACCAACAGTGCGTTGGTCTATACGGCTCCAGCCGGTCGGATTGCCAGTCCACAACACATTGCCTGTGTTGGCGACATAGAGGATCAGCAGGTCGTTGGCTGCGTGTGTTGAGAGAGTGACCGTAAGGGTTGACCCCGTACCGCCGGGGTTAGTTGCTACTGCATTGAAGACGGTTGGACCAGCCATCAGGTTTCCACTTCCGCGCCTACAAGTGATAAAATTCGTCGCATGAACGAATCCTACGAATCAACCCTAACCGCAGCAACTAATCAAGAGTTTAGCAGGTTCAAGGCTGTGCCATCGGATCAACTTCCGCCACTACTCGCACCCAAGACAACAGCCCTTGAACGTCTGGCAAGTATCATCCACAGTGGCGGCGGCCGTCTCCTGTGTTACCACGAAGGCAGTGACGGCGCGGGTGCCGCTATCGCCGCGTTTCCACAAGGTATCAGGCTGTACAAGAGTAAGCCCCGTCGCGAGTATCATATATGCAGTGACCTTTCGTGGAATGTGCTGGCAGTTACTAAAAACGATTTAGGCAACTACGCTGACCCGGCTTAGATCACAATCTCATCAACCCGTCGCAGCTCTAGGCTGGTATTTGTGCCAGCAACGTCGATGTCCACGCTTACCTCTACGCCAGGGCTGAGCACAACGATACCTACCTCGTCACCACCTTGTGACTCAATGATGGCTTGCTGTTGCGGCACTTCACCCTCAGCAGTGCGTGAGCTGATAACCGTGGTTACTACCGCGCTAGGGGCTTCAACAACTACATTCTTCAACTCGTACTCAGCAGGCGGATCACCGCCCATGCTGTCGCTGGTGCTGGCTGATGAGGCTAGTAGTTGCAGGGGGAACAAGGGATCGTCAGTGTTTGGGCCTTCGTAACAAACAACAATGCCGCATTCGTAGAGCGTGGCGTCGGTTAGATCCTCAACATTCACTAACGCCATGCCTATGGCATCGGCGTCTGACGGATAGGTGGTAGAAGTAATTGGGTAGCGCATCAGCGAAGGCGCAACCGTCAACTGTCCACCAGCAAAGTTCTCAAGAATGTCGCTGCCATTGGCAACTAGGTAAATATACCCGCCACCACCACCAAGAAATGCCTTAGTCCACGCCCACGCCATATAGCCGACAATGGATTCGCTGGAGATGTCAAGGTCACCCGCTGATGCGGCTTGCAGCGTGTAGGTCTGGCGCACGGTACCGATTGACGTTGAGTGCTGCTTGTAGTTTGTCTCGCTTAGTGGGCGCTCATTCACCGCGCCCGTGCCACCTGTAGTGGTCCAGTTGTCCTGATTGACACTGGCAGGTAACTTGGCTGTCACTAGTTTGTTGCCGGGATCAGAGAGGTCGTTACCATCGTCAACGTAAAGATGTGTAAACCACGCAAGGTGATCAGCGCCGGGGTTGCCGATCCAACCGTAGAGTAAGTTCGTTATCAGGCCCTCATCCACGATGCCGGTTTGCATGGTAACCAGGGAAAGCTCCAAGACCCCGTTGACGTACAGATTGACATCGAGATCATCAAGGCCGTGGTGAATGTAGGAAAGGCCGATTCTGTAATCTGTGTTTGGAAGTAGTTCAGTGATACCGTCATAACCTGTTCCAAGTTCAGAGAATGCGCCACCCTCAACGTACCTCAACACTACGCCTGCGCCTTTCGGAGTGACCGCTAGAAACAAGCCGTCGTTTCCTCCTTCATCAACACTTGACAGTATCCCCACTGGCAAGTGAAGCACAACCTCCACTTTCACATAGTCCCAGCTCTGCGTGTGCGCTGTGTCAGTATCGCCGCGTCGGGCTTCGGCAATGACCTCGAATATGGCATCATTAAAGTCTGGCGGCGTCCAACCACGCTCTGCGGTGATGTCTACCGTAACCACCGTATCCACCAGCGGCATGTCCGTATTGTCATAGTTCGGGCCTTCAACGCCGTCAATGCGCGTCTTTACGCGGGAGATGCCAATGGACGTGTTAACGTCGTACTTGCGCTCGTAGATGATCTTGACTGAATCAATAACAGCGGAAGGTGGGACGGTGCTTTCAAGACCACTAAAACCGAGAGCGTTGCCTTGGCCTGAATTTCTAGCCGGAGACGCGGTGGCATATACATCATTATCAATATCTAAGTTACTAAAATTGCTAAACCCTCCCCCTGAATAGGCTGGGCCATCTGATTCAAACCTCGTAACCGTTACCGAATCATCCAGTACCGATTCATAGCGCCAGTAGAAGCTGATACGTCGGCTTGCTCCCAACACTCCCGGCACTTTGACAATTGCCTGCTCGCCAGTGTCGGAGTCAAACTTCCATGAGCCTGCACCCGCAACCTGTTGACCAGAGTCGTAACTTACTGCGCCAGTAACGACGCTATTGAAGTGTCCCACCGCCTGTACCGCATCACCGCCAGGGTCAAGCCACGTAATCAGGAACGTGCGTGCGTCGGGGCTCTGTGCGATGTGTGCATGGACTGCATTAGCCACAGCGAGCACATGCGTCTGAGTCAGCGTTACCGTAGTTACCGAATGCTCATGACTAGCATTTTGAACAGTTAAATCGTAGACCTCAGTGAGCGTGATACTGCCTGTCGTTTGAGCGTGAGCAGCATTCTCAACGACAAGCCCGTGAACCTGTGTGAGGGTGACACTAGTTGTTGTGTGTGTGTGACCGGCACTTGCAACCACAACGGAGTGGGCCTGAGTCAACGCAATGTTGGCTACCGAATGAGCATGAGCGACATCTTGGACGGTAAGATTCGCTTCAACGCCCTGGACTACCCACAACGCCGCCCCTGTTTCAGCGGCAGAAATCGTTCCTGTCATACGCAGTGTTGCCGTTGCTCCCGCGCTTACCAGCCGATAGCCAAGGTCCGCCGCTCCATCATCTCCCGTAGTTGTCGAATGATGTGTGGCAGGAGACTCGACATAGTTCCCATTCCATGTGATCGCTCCGGCTGAATCGTCAATGCCGCTAGTGGGCCGCGTCATGATGGCGGTATCGTCACGGATACCAATCAGCCCCATGACTACGCCACCGCCAAGCACGTTAGCAGTTGAACTGGCTGAGACGGTTTGCGAGGTAGTAGTCCAATTCGTCATGGCCGCAGTCACGGCAACGGGCGTTAGCCACGTGTCGCTCGCGGCCTTCGCCATGACCATGATTACGACACTGGCGTTGGTAGGGCTTGCGGAAAAGTCTATGGTGGGGTCTGTATCACCGGATTGCCAATCACGATACCAACAACCTACTTTGACCGAGCCCGTTCCATTACCTGTAGCCGTAGATCCATCTGCAAATCCAATTAATTCGGTCCAGTTGGCAACTGTGGCCGTAATTGAGAAGTCTTTCCAGCGCGCAAACAAATACATGCGGTCACCAGCCTGTGGAGTCGCGGGAATGGCAACCGTACCATCGGCTACTAACTCAGCCCATGTACCTGTAACTCGAAAAGAAACTGCCATTATTAGTGAAAAGGCCCGACGATGCGCCGAGCCTTGCTTTACAGTTTTTGATTAGCGGGCTCTTGGCGGTGAACTAAGCCGGATCAGCAAGCTCGTATTTATGAGCTGGGATGTTCACGGTATTACCACTCGTAAGAGCCTGAGGCGTACAAGTTGTTACTCGCAGCAGCCTTGTTGCATCGCAAAGTGCTACATGCGTTGCCGTGCCGCTAAAGTCAACCGGAACAGCACTCTTTGCGGCAACTGTGACCTTTCGCCCCGACGTGTCACCATCAGCTTTCGTGTAGTCCGTCCCGGGGGTCATCGCCACGTCAGCCAACTTAAAGGTTGTTATTGCCTCGGTGCGCGTCGTGGGCTCAGCAGAGCAGACGGTCATGATATCGGCCAGCGCAGTCTCATCATGTGAGGCATCCAGCACGTCATTATTGACTGACTTCCCCATTTATTTAACCTCCGACTTGTGGCCTTGAACCACGTCATGCACGTCGAGCGTCATCGCCTTGCCTGTTGGTGCCGATGGTCCACCAACCAACCAACCACACATCTTGAAGTAGAAAGCCAGTTCGTTTGATACGTCATAGCTCTCACCCTTTTTGTATTGGTCGCGCTCGTGCTTGAAGTCCTGATTAGGAACTATTGTCGCCATTTGTGTTAATTACCTCCAACGAAGGCTTAGTTAAGATGACTGAGTGTATCACGATCCTACGCCAGACCGCCCAACAATTCTCTAAGTAATCCGTGGTTAAATTGCTCATACGGCCCAATTAGTTGTGGGGTTGAGCAGGTGGGCGCTGGCGCTCAGTCCTGCCGTGTGGAGCGTGGGCAAATGATGCGGTGGTCGGTTTAATAATGTGCGTACTTCGTTCGTAGCGCATTGAACACAGTCGTTAGATCCCCACCTGAAAGAACCGAAGACCAGAGTAAATGTTCAGCCAGTTCGCAGTGGCCCGTCTCACTTCCATTAGCAGGGTTTACCCAAATCCTGGTGATGTCGGCAGTGAACGTCTGTGACGTGGTGCTTGTACCATCGGCGCTCCCGTTCAAGTAAAACCTTACAGTGGTTCCGTCATAGGTGACGCCGATTGTATAGAATGTTCCAATCGATAGAATAGTAGACGAACTGCCCATATCCGCTACGGCGCATTTCAGTAAGTTAATCTTAGCACCGTTGAAACGAACTTGGACCGAACCAGAGGGTCCAGCAATGAGCGATCTTTGCCCCGTAAAGTCAGTGGGATTAAGGACCGCAATGTAAGTAAAGCCCGATGTGACCGCAATTGGTGTTGAGAAAATCGCGTTGTCGTCACCGTTACACTTTGCTACTGCCAATCCATTGATGACATTATTTTCCTTTGTTGGCCCACCAGCAAAGGTTCCAAGATCGTTCGCGGCCGCAGATGAATCGACCCATGCCGTGATCGCGTCTCCATCGTTTCCAGTGAGACACGCGCCCACATGATCGAATTGCAGGTTAGTAGTGGGAGCGCCGGACAACAGGCCGCAGCCACCACCACCCACAATTGACTGATTCTGTCCAAAGAATGTTGGTGTCGGCATCAGCTATAATTAACCCCCATCGTCCAGAAGAAGTTAGTGCCATCGAAATACCAAGTCAGAATATCAATTTCGTTTGCGCCGGTAGAAAGCGCCACAACGCCCCCGCCATCGCTAATCACCAACGAACTGCCCGGCAACGTCAGCGTGCGCCCTCCAGTTGCATCCTGTTTGACGATTAACAACCCTGTCGCACCATCAACCTCGCCAGTAATATCCAGGGTACGGTTATCGCCAAGAGTAATCCGTGCGTTGTTTTGGCGCGCGCCCGCTGTGGCCCATGTAATTGTTGCCCCATCCGTCAGTGTTGCAGTTGCGGGAGATAAAGGAGAGGCACCAGGCTTGATAGTCGCTACTTCTGTTCCTGCCCCATCATCGTAAGTCCAATCAAGATCATTGTTATCTGTGAGCATCGCACCCACGACATCCTGCACTTGTTCCGTAGTCAGCCCTGTTCCCGGCGGCACGCTGAATAGCCCCGCAGCGTCCAGATACTTTCCCGCAACTGCATCTCCCGCGCCTGGGGCTGGCACTAAACCCTTGGTTCCCCCTGCACCTGAATCGCCAACAACTGCATTGAGAATCGCCGTTGCCTGTGTAGCAGTCAGGTCTGTTGGATCGCCTGTGCCTGCACCCGCCGCACGGCCCTTAATGGTAGCTTGGGCCATGTTGGCGAGCAAAGCGTTCGTAACAAAGTCGTTAGCGAGTACCGCATCAAAGTTGATTAGCGCATCCCACCCATCATTTGCTGCGTTACGGATCTTTAACGTGCCTATCAGGCCGGTGGATGTGTCACGCCACAATCGCTTAACGAAGGAACGACCATCAGTATAAATAGTCGTTGGATCAGCAGCCTCAACGTAAATGGCTGGCAGTGGAATGCCAGTATCGTCTGCATACATGGTTATTAAGACCTGCTTTCTAAAAGTTGCCCTGTCGTACGGTCGCTCAAAGTGTTTCCTGTATCGCGATCTATCAATCCCAGTTCAACCGGCGGACTAGGAACGGTAAATGTTACCGAAACGAATGCTGACACACTCGCACCGTTAGTAGCATTCAATTTGTATGTATAAGTTCCCGATGCCAGCGTCAATTCAAAGTCATAGACGAGCGCGGTAGCCATCGCGACCGTAACGCCATCAGACTCGTAAAGCGTATAGCCCGTGACGAGCTCGGGATGCCTTGATGGTGGTGACCAATGAAAATGAACGACTCCAGTTACAGCATTAACCACAGCCGTGAGGTCACGCGGAGCAGAAAAGGTGTCAGGACTCACCGACCCGCCATCGACAACCATCGAGTATATCAGCGGATCATCCGGGTTAACTTCCTCGCGCCAGTCAGTGAAAGAGAGGTCCGTCTTATTGATTTTTGTTACTTCTGCCTCTGGCGAGCTTTCCGCTTGTAACGCATACACAAAGCCGTCGTCTTGACCCAAGCGACTCACCGCAGCGCCTGTCAGGTCTATGTCTGCCACAACAGAGAGGTCGCTCTTATTGAACTTCGTTACGTAGTGAGCGCCAGACCTACCTGCCCACAAGAAGGTGCCATCAGAAATAAGGCAGCGGCAAAAGATGCCTATCGCGGTTGATGAACTAGTCCATGAAGCAGTGTCAATCTTGATTAGATTGAAGCCAAACGATAAGTAAACTGTCGTTTCATCCGCACACAATGCCTGAGCGTTGACAGCGGTGTTGCGCCCGCCCAGATCAATTGCCGAACCTACAATAGCGAAGGTCGTCTTGTTAATTTTCCATACCTTGTCAGTAGTGGCTGGACTAAAGTTACCGGCAACTAGAGCGTAAATGTGGGTATCATCTTGAGCAATCGAGAAACACCCATCCGTAACGTCGGGAATTTCAAGTACATCGTTGGTAGAGAAGTCACTCTTATGTACTCGATGGATCCGGGTAGTAGTATCGGAAGACCCAACGGCATTAAAGCCTACAAAGATGTAGTTATCATCAACAACTATTGCTGATTCGCCGTGGTTAGGACTCGTATCTGTAGTCTCAGCGGCCACTGAGCCCACCTGCATTGATTCAAACGTGCCCCAATTTGCCTTGCTGAATCGGGTAATGTCAGACGGGTGCCCCGAGACGATGTACACGTAGTCATCGTCACTTGCCATTGCGCCAAAGTTGTCTTCATCGTTGCTGAACTCAATAGTTTCAAAAGACGAGAAGTCCTTACTCAGGCGTGTAACCCACGGAGGAAAGAAGTTCCCAAGGTAAATGTAACCAGTTACCTCGACAGGGGGTTCAGAGGCAACAATATCCAGCGTCGCGTACTGTTGCGCCTCAATGTCAACGCGAAGATCACCTTTGCGGGTGTACTTCATCACGCGAAAGTAAGTGAAGTCGGCATCGGGATAAGGTTCCAAGCCCCGAGCCGTGAAGTACGCCAACATGCGGCTTTGCAGTTTGGCGTTTGTCACTCGAATTAGCTTGTAGTTTTGTACGTTGAAAGCTGACGAGTACCAAGTCGTGAACTTCACGCTAAACGGATTGAGTATGCCGCCTGAATCAAGCGGTCCAAGGTAGAGCAGCGAATTGCCGAATCGCGCCGCTTCTTGTGCCGAATTAATGCCGTAACCAGCCTGGCTCTTGTTGACAACGCGCTTGCTGTGATCGCCCCAGGCTCGACCGGCTCGTAACTGCTGTGCTTGGTCTCCAAAGATGAACTGCGTATCGACCCCGGCGTTAGATGCGTCGTCAAAGTTGACGGTCCACTGGTTAATCATCTCCTCGTCGCTGATCACGGACCACGACAAGGATGACTTTGCGCCATCGTAGACAATATTGCGAGTCGGGCCTTCATCAGTGAACACAGGGATATTAGGGGCATCTAAATCCTCCGCTTTCAGCGGTACCACAACGTCCTTGCCTTCAAACTCGAATGGTATGCCCAGCCTGCCTGCGGTGCAGATGTCCTTGACTTGTTGCTGGATGGCGCGCGCAGTCACTTCCGCGTTGAAAGTGGACCGTACGCCTGAAAACGTGTTGCCATTCGCGTCGGTGAGCATCACGTATTCATCGCACCATGCGGCAGCGTCAATGAAGGATTGAATGTCCAATCGCGGATAGTCTTGTCCATATCCCCAGCGCAGATGGGCTAAGACGTGCAGCAGCCACCAAGCACGATTAGTGGAGTATGTCTCAGTATAAGTGTCTGCGTCTGAGTAAACCCGCACGTCTTTGGCACCCAACACGCGAATGCTGCCGGAGTAGTCGCTCGCGGTTGCATCGTCAAAGCGGCCCTGAATGCGTCCGTAGCAGTGCGCCGTGCCTGAGTAGCTGTTGACGTCTGGTGACCAGTCTGTTGGTTCCTGCCCTAACTCGCCAAGCCGCAATTGAAAGTGCTCCGTGCCAACAATCTGATCGTTGATACGGAACTCGAACATCGCCAGGTTTGGCCCTTCACTGACAGCAAACAGGGCGGCCCCAAAGCCATCTTCCGGGTGGTTTGTATCCACCTCGTTGCGAAACGCGAGCAGGTAAAGCGCCTTCACGTATCGCTCTCCCGCAATCACGCGGATCGGGTCTGACAGCGCTGACTCGTTGCCGATTGCTTTAGCAAGCAGGTTTGGCCCCTTGGTCTGATTGTTGGGAATAGGGTCAGCACGTGTCTCGAAGCCCGGCCAAAAGTCCTCTGTCTGTGTTGTGCTGTCAGGCTCCGTTAAGCGCGCAAAGCAGTCGGCTTTTACTCGGCGCGGACAGTCAGTAAAGCCGGGCACTCCAATCAGTGGTGCACCACCGCGCTCCAGTTCTGTCAGATGGGCATTGTAGGGGCAGCCCTTGGCCTGATCTATTGCCTCTTGCGTGTCGTAAAACGCGCCAAAGATGAAAGGGCAGGAAGTGGCAAATGGGCGCTTTGGAACGAGCATCTGCGGCGCGCGCCAGCCAGATGTAGCCGTAATCTTTACTTCCGAACGGTTCATCTCCTTTGGCTGGTGGAGCATTCCGCGCCACATCGAAAGCAGAAGGTCTACAGCAGGCCAGTAGCAAAAGACTTCTGTCCGGATACCTTCACCATAATCCATTAGAAGTCCGCTAAATTGATCGTCAAGATCTGAAAAGGTCAGGTTGATTGAATCGTCTGAGATGCTTGCAGCGCGAGGTAGGTCAATGAATGGCGTGCCGTCTGGTATCAGTGTGAGAGTAAGAGGTATCGGATCGCCAAAGTAAGTCTCAATAGCGGGCGCAAGGTCAGGCCACCAGGGAAACTCCGTGTACATGGCTGACGAGTAAATTTTCGTGCCCGCGGGAGAGGGCCAATAGATGGCAACGATCTCCGCTGGCTTACGGTCCTCACCAGTGAGTGCCTGCAAGGCATCTAATTTGTCTTGAATGTCAACAGGATATGTCGGCATCTGCTATAATCGGAATATGAAAAGAACCCCGAAACCTGCTATCAAGCCGCCCTATTGGGTATGTCTTCACTGTGCCCGCTTTCACTTTGATGTGATCGTACTTTGCCCCAATTGCGGATCACGAAAGATCGAGCTTGTTGAAAAGTAGCTAATCTTCGTCAAAACTACCGTCTGCGTTATCTGGCACAATGCTCGGTTCATAACACTGCTTCACCTTCAACCCCGACGCGCCCATAAGTAAATCAATCAAGCGAATGCTTAGGTTTGTTTCCTCAAACTTGAATAGGTACCACTTAGAGTCGTAGGGAAACTTCATCAGGAATGGGCCATTACCCTCTTCCATGCGTGCGTTGTAGAACTCAACGATATAGACAAGCCGATTAACGAATGTGTCTTCTGCGACTTCGATCATTGCGTCACGATGAAGCGTGGGATACGACAGCGCGGCCGTGCGGAGTTTTGGAAAGATCACATCCGATACGGATGCGCCGCCGCCAAGGTCAGCAGACAGGAATGCGGCCGAGTGATCGAACCCAACTTCACACTCGAAGTGTCCTCGGTATAAAAGGATTGCGCTTCCTTCAGGTAGAGGCATGGACCGCCCCTTTCTGTGGTAGAATTAAGCCATGTTCACATATAAGGCCATGCGCTATCACGCGCCAGTAGAAGACCAGTTCGATACGCTTGAGGAGGCGATTAAGCGCGCGCGCAGCGACTACGAAACGGATCAAGCCTACCCCACGGAGATAACCGATCAGAGCGGCAAGATCGTTATCAGCAGGTTTGCCATCAGCGAACTTCTGGCGGGTCGCCCGGTATCTGTTGGTATGACGGATAACGGTCAGCAATTTACCATCTCCTAGTCTCATGCAAACCCCAAGTTCCGTTGCAGCGTTTCATTAAAGTCGCCACTCGCATTTGAGTGATCGATAACAGCCACGCCGATAGCTTGGCGTGCATCTGACGCGCCCATTGTTACGACGTCGCCAGCCCGCGCGGTCTTCATTCTTGTCAGCACTTCGGCCACCTGTGCGTTGTGCAGTTGCTGCTGGCGCTGTACTTCAAGATTCTGCTGCTGCAATTGTTCAACTCGCGCTACCAGTCTTCCGACAAGCCCGCCACCGGAGCCCTCTTGCGCTGCCCTGACAGAAGTCTCTACCGGCCCCTGTCCGCCAAGGTTGAAGGTGGCGTTGCGGGGCGACGGTTCACCACCTGCTACAGCACTGGATGCTGTCGCAGCGCTGCTTTTGAATAGTCCCGAGGACTTAGCTAGCCCGCGCGCACCAAACCCTGTAGCAGCGGCGGCTCCGGCAAACGCAAGCGCTGCGGCAGTATGCTTTGCAGCCCCGGCGAAGTCACCAAAGGCCAGGCTTCCCAACGCATAAGCAGCGTGTCTGAGCGCTTGGATCGCAAACTCCGCAGCAAGCTTTGCCAACTGCTCAGCCAACGCTCTTTTTAGCGCCTTGCCCAGTGACTCACCATAGAGAATCCATGCGACGATGCCGTCTCGCAGCGAGTCAACCATTGAGTCGAAACTCTCAGCGATTTTAGCGGCAACGGACTGTACGGAATCGGCAATTGTGTCATTAGCGTGTTGGACTGCTTCCCTAAACTGATCCCATCTGTCCTTTAGTGGTCCAAGCGGGTCAAGCGCGCGCTCCAACGCTTCCTGATTGGCCTGACGCTCGGCATTAAACCGCTTGTCCTCAGCCAGTCGTAGGTCGTTGAACTTGCGCTCAATTTCGAGGCGACGGCGCTCAATGTCTCCTGCCTTCTTAGCCGCGTCAATCGCCGCCTTCTCCGCGTCGTCTATACTGCGTTGGTTTGCTTCGTGGCGTGCGCGAGCATCCTCTTGCTCAATTCTAAGCTGCTCACGCAACACACGACGCCGATCACCCACACGGCGGCGCAGTGCTTCAAGTTGAATAATCGCAACCTCACGAGTCAAAGCAGCCGCTTGTGCCTGTGCTTCAATGATTGCGCGTGCGTAGGCATTGTATGCTTCTACCGTTTCTTCCAGCGCGAGACGCTTGCGGCGCTCACCTTCTTCGACGGACTCAGCGGATTCAGCGTCAAACTTCTTGAGTTCATCAACAACTCGCTCACGCTCTTGCAGGTTCTCGCCTGCTTCTTGTTTCTGCTTCTCCAGTTCGGCCCGGCGGCGTGCTCGCGCGGCCTTGTCAATCTCCGCTTGGCGAGTGGCAATATCAAAAGCTGTCACTGCCCCCTGGCGTTGCAAGTCTTCAAGTCGCGCTATTTCAGCAGCATCTCCTGCCTCTTGAATGTCGAGTAGCGCCTGACGATGAGCCTTGGCGGCGTCTAGTTCCTCCTTGCGCCTGACTGCTTCAAGTTGGGCTACCTTGGTAGAGAATGCCTGTTGCGCCTCAAACTCTTTTTGTCCAATTTCAGCCAGTGTGAGGTCACGTGCTGATTGGTTGCGAATCTTCCGTGCTTCCTCACGCTCCCTTTTGTAGACGGCCAGTTGCGCGATTAGCACGTTACCGGCTGCCTCAATCTGCGTGTTGGTCCAATCCTCCAGCGACTTCTTACGTTCGTCAAAGGCTATCTGCTCACGTGCCAGTTGGGCGTCAGTGAGCGTACGGACTTTCTCGGCTTCCAGCTCTAGTAGCCGTATGCGGCGTCGTGTGGCTGCGTCAGCCCCTTTGTCTGCTTTTTCATCTTCTGCTGGCAGTGGTCGCTTTTTGCGTGCAACGCCGCCGGTAAAGCCAACATCTGCGCCAACATTCTGAGCCTCAACCTTGATTGGGATTGGAGGCGCTTCACTTGCCGCCTTCCGCATGGATTCCAGCAGCCCAGCCACCAGCGCGGTTCCAATTGGCCCAACGGCCACGCCCGCAACCGCAAGTAACAACATCTTAGCCAGCGCATTTGAAATCTGTGGCGCACCAGCAATGAAGGCAACAACCATAGACGTAATAAATCGCGCCGCTAATGCACTTGCGGTTTGTGCAAAGGTTACGGCTTGTCGGATGAGGAATGCGTTCAGGGTGAGAAGACCTCGACGGAGCGTAGGCAGCGCCTTCTCAAAAAACTCGGTGATACTGTCAAGTGCGTTAATGACGATTCGCGAGAATGCGCGCCATGCACCGCGCCAGTCGCCGTCGATAATCTTTAGCGCCAGGTCAGCCAAGTTTCCCAGGAAGCGTAAGGTGGTTTCAATAATTCGCGCCACTATGGTGAAACTGGTGCTGGCAATGCTCACAACCGTTGGTCCAAATCGCTCCCACAGCGCCGTTACCACGCCTAGCACCTTTTCAGTGACTGATTGCAGCGTTGGCAGGATTCGCTGTGTTGCCTCGTCAATGACGGCACGGATTCGACTGAATGCGTCAAGCACTGCCGTGGATGCGTTAGAGACAAGATCACGGATGCCAAGGAAGTTTTTCTTCCAAGCAAGGCCCAATGCCCCGAGAATGACGATCCATTCGCCAATGACTACCAGCAGTCCGGCGATCACGAGCGTGATTTCAGGAAGGCCGATAGCGGCAACAACCGCACCTACCGTAGCGATAACTGAAGTAACAGCAGTAATTCCATTTACCAGGCTGCCCAATACAAACAGCACTGGACCAACAGCGGCAGCGATCCCTGCAATCACGATAATCGCAGTTTTTACGGGCTCAGACAGCGAGTCAAATGTTTTACCGAGGCGCTCGATCAACCTAGCAACAGGTTCGACAAAAGGCTGTATGGCATTCAGGATTGCCAAACCAATCGGCCTCAGTGCCACAGTCACGCGGTCAACAATCTTGTCAAAGCGCGTACCGATTGACTCGGTAACGGTTGCCAGCCCTTGATTTCGTGCCGCAGCCGCAGCGAAAGCGTTAAAGAAGGCGTCAACGGTTGTCAGCCCAAGCTTCTTTGCCTGCTCTCGGATGGCCTTGGCATTGACTGGTGAGTCGACATTGAAAACTTCAGTGATAAGCTGGCCTGCCAGCGGGCTCTGACCTACCAACTCCTTCAGGTCTTGGCGCTCAAAGTTCTGCGTGACTAACTGCAAAAGGTTCTGCGTGAAGCGTGCCGCATCAGGAAGCTTCGAGACAGCGTTTAGCCGACCAATAGCAGGGAGGACGCGATTAATTGTCTCTTCCGTGGTCTGCGCAACCCGAAGTTGAGCGTCGAGTGTTAACGCGAGGTTTGTAGTGAGTCCTGGCGTTCCACGCGCAGTCTTAATTAGCTCAGCAAGACGACGCTCAGCAGCCTCGGCACTGCCTGTAAACGCTTTCAGCGTATTGACATTCGCATCAAGGTCTTTGGCGCTCTTGAGGGAGGCTGCACCAAGGGCAAGCAACGGCACAGTGACGCCAATTGTCAGCGTGCGCCCAATCGATTGAAGTCCCGGTCCAATGCCACGAAAGGCTTGCGAGATAGATTGCGCCGCCTGCCGCGCCGCTCGCTCCTGTGCCCGAGCGCTGGCGACAGCCGCTCGTTCCTCATCCTTGAAGGCGCGAATCAGCGCAGCCGATCTTTGTCGCTGGAGTGACTGAACGGTGGAATTAAGCCTGCGTTGCTCTCGCTCCTGTGCGCGTGACGATTGCTGAGCAGCACGTTCCTGAGCACGCGCTGATTTTATGGCACTGGCCTCTGCCGCCTTGGCCGCCTTCTGCCTTTCTGCTTCAATTCGCCGGAAGTCGCGAACTTGCTGATCAACCTGAGTGCCGCTGGATG